CGATTAATAAAAGTAAAAAATAAAATGTTTTGCGAATTATTTATCAAGAGTTGCCAAAACACCAAGAAATAAAATGGATTAAATTTATTTATCAAGAGTTGCCAAAACACCAAGAAATAAAATGGATTAAATTTATTTATCAAGAGTTGCCAAAACACCAAGAAATAAAATGGATTAAATTTATTTATCAAGAGTTGCCAAAACACCAAGAAATAAAATGGATTAAATTTATTTATCAAGAGTTGCCAAAACACCAAAAAACAAAATGGATTAATTTTATTAATCAAGAGTTGCCAAAACACCAATAAATAAAAGTAAGAAATAAAATGGGTTGCAAATTTTTAATTATATGATACAAAACACCAATAAATAATTCTAATCAAACAATTAGAATTATTACATAATTTATAAATTTAACAATCATTCTGGCCTACCTTGATCAATAAAATATTTATTAATCTCTTGTTGTTTTCTCTCATCATAAGAATTTACACTACGCATCCATGGTGATTCTTCAACGAACATTTTCCTAAATATATCTGATACATATTGTGGTTCTTCTTGGTCTTCTTCATAATTTCTTGGTATATATCTATATGTTGTTGTTTCTATTATTTCTTGTGGTTTTTCATTTGATTTAACAATACCAATAACAATACTGATAATTCCAATAAATATAACCAATAATGTAAATATCATTAGTGGTGTCAATGTTACTACTAACATATTGTATTATATAATATGTTAATCTTATAAAAATAAATAAAATGGTTAATTTAATTATTATGCCTTGGCAGACTGCTTATACAATTCCTTCATTTTGTTCAAATTTTGAGTAATTTTTGTGGCCTCATCATTCATATCACCAGCATGTTGTGGTTCATATTCTGTTTTAACATTATTTGTGGCAGCATTATTTTTTGCCCCTCTGGCTTCGAGAATCTTTTTAATCTTTTGGCGTCGAACATCTGGATTATGTGATGTTAGCGTTACACGGGGTTTTTTAGTCTGTTCTTCCTCGGCAGCAGCACCGTGATGTTCCCCATCTGCGGTTGGTTTAACAACCTCTTCAACAGCATCTTCTTTCTGTGCCAAATTTGCCTTAATTGAATTAGCCACCCTTTGTTTGTGCGATGTCTTACTTTGTGCAATAAGTTCTTTTTTGCGCCCAACCATTTCATTCAAATTTTCCGTATTATGTTCATGAACACTCTTCATAATTGTGTTCAATTTCTTGTTTGCATAATTCGCATCAGGAATAGACATTGGATTTGGATCCCATGGCAACCATTTACCAACTTCACCAATAAATACATCAAAATATATGTCCTTTTTGCGCAATATATCAGCGGCTCGGCGTGCTTCAGCTTCTGTTTCATAATTTCCCCTTACTTTGACACCTCTAACTGTGCAATTCATTAGCCCCTCCGGAGAAATAAATGAAACTAAACAAAATCTCTGTGCAGGGATTGCATCATCTTCATTCAAATTGTCAATTGTCGTATATTTACTTTTATCAACTTCTACATGTCTTTGTTCAGTATTGTCTTGTGCCTCAAATTCAAAATCGGTTGTTTGTTCTGTCATCTTTTAATACTGTATAATCGTAAATAGATGTTAATTGTTTAAGTCAAATTTATAATTTTATACTAGGAAAATACATATCCAATGCAACAAATAATATAATAAACAAAATCAATGTCCTTGTTGTGTTGCCAGATAGATTGTTCAAAATTAAATAGGAACCAAATGAATATATAGCCAGTTTAATCAATTTATTTAGATTGTCCTCCATAATAGTTATATTATGGTTCTGGATAATAATTTTATGATTTGAAATAATCATAAAATTATGTAATTTATTTTACAATGATGGATAATACTTCCATGACATATCTTTACAAATTTTACTCCAAATTGCATCTTGTTCTCGTAATTTATCCTTGCTTTTCAATAACTTGAAATATTTTGCATGACTCTCCATATTCAAAATTTTAAAAATCTTATTTAAAACGTAAGAATAATTCAAAAAATTGGATCTATTTGGTGGCATATATTTCTGGAATACATCTTGCATATCATTAAACATATGAATAACCTTATCTTCAACTTCTCTTGTTAAAACAATATGTGATGCGCCAGAAATTTTGCAATAAATCTGTTGTAAATGCTCATAACAATCAACAAATTTGTATTTTTTCAAGATTTCTCTAATCATTGGTGGTGATGTTTCTTCAGCTCTAATACATCTCTTTTTGAGTTCATTGTGGATTGTTTCAAAAATTTCATCCGAAATATCAGCAGTTTCTTTTGATTGCAATTGATTTAATTTTTCCTTGAAATGATTAATCTTCTTGTATGGATATTTAGGTTTCTCATTGATTTCATCTTTGTGACTTGGTTTTTCGCTCTCAATAATAATAAAATCAATCTCTCCACAACCTTGACAAATATACGCACCATCAGACTGAAATAATGTTTTCTCAATACCACACTCTGAACAATATTTTATAGTGCGTAATTTAACATGATCACATGCATAACTCTTATCAACTAACATCAAGTATTCATTTTGCAAAGTGGCACGATTGGTTCTCATAACAGTCGGTGCAGTAGCGCAATTAAATTTATCATCAATACCAGCTATCACATTGGCCTTTGCATCAGCCACAAAAAAAGTCAAAATATTTTTATTTTTTGATTGCACATTGTCAAAATTTAACTTGCGCTTTTTAACTGGCTTCTTTACCTTGCGCTTTGATTGACTTAATAAATTTAACTGAATTAAAGTTGATGATATTTTCTCTGTATTAACTTCCAGATTTACCGCTTTATTTTGCTCATCTTGCATGTATTCTTCTTCAATACTCTCTTCTTCTTGAATTTCTTGACGCTCTTGTGTTGATGCAACATTATAAAACGCACCGGATGTAATGTTATAATAATTCAATAAAATATCACTTGTTTTGCTATAATATTCAGTTATATCACAATTTGTTTCAATTTTGTTAATTTCATTCCCAATATTTTTAATTTGTGTCTTGATTTCTGATTTTTTCTTAATTCTGTCCGATGAAAAATTTTTTTCTTGGTCAATGTTTTCCAATTCTTTTTTAAGATTCTCCATTTGCATGTGCTTGTATGGTATTGAATTGCGTTTTTCTTCAAATGACGCAATGTATCCCTTGTGTATCTCATCTAATGTTTGAACTGGAGTCAAATATTTAACCTTTGATGGTCTATGCTTGAACAAAGACATATGATTATATATATTAGTTTTCTTTTAAGTAATTATCAAAATTTTAATTTGATGGTTGGTTTGTGCTATTATAATACTTTTTATGTGTTTTTTCTGTGCGAATATGTATTTATTTATTATAGTTTTTTTTCTGTTCAATAATTATATACAACATGGGAGGCGGATTAATGCAATTAGTAGCTTATGGCGCTCAGGATGTGTACCTTACAGGTAATCCACAAATAACTTTTTTCAAGGTGGTGTATAGACGCCATACAAACTTCTCAATGGAGATGGATGAATTGGCGCTCGACAATGCACGCCCCGGAAACACATATAACTTGCAAGTGCTCCGTAATGGAGATTTGGCAACAAAAATGTACTTGCGTCTTCGCACACCAGCACTTTCAGGAGGCACAACAACATCATTTGCCCCCTTTAATAGTGATCCAATTCAAAACACAAAAGTGGCATGGGTCCGCCGTTTGGGCCATGCTTGCATTAAGTCATTCAAGGTGCAAATTGGAGGAACTGACATTGATAAACATGTTGGCGTGTGGTTGGATTTATGGTATGAATTGACACACACCGTGACACAAGAACGGGGTTATCAACGCATGATTGGTGATGTTCCAGAATTGACAACACTTACATCAACATCATCAACCACATCAGTCACCCTTATTGATGAATACACAATGTATATTCCAATGCAATTCTGGTTCAATCGCAACCCCGGACTAGCCCTTCCACTTATCGCACTCCAATACCACGAAGTGCGTGTTCAAGTTGAACTCGAAGAATTGACAAAATTGATTGTATGGACAGGAAGCACTGCACCAAACTATTCAGTTGTGTCCGGATTTGTCAATTCAGGACTCATGGTTGATTATATCTATCTTGATTCTGAAGAACGCCGCCGTTTTGCACAAGTTGGTCACGAATACTTGATTGAACAAGTGCAATTCCCCGGAAATGATAGCATTAATGCCACAATGAGTAACAGCATCACACACAAAACAAAGTTGCAATTCAACCACCCTTGCAAAGAACTCATCTGGGCATACCGTGTTGGTGCCTATAACGGAGAAGGCAACAAGACAGCAAGCTCTGCTCGTGGCCGTTTCTTGTGTTACTCCAACACAGATAACTGGTCTGCAGCCGTTGATTACGCAGCAGCAAATTTGGCATACGGAACACTTGTTCCAGCAGGAGGCACTGTACCAACAAGTGCAACATCTGCTTCTGCTTTTACACTTACATCAGCTCTTGGAGCAAAAGCAAGTGTTACACAACAACACACAGTTACCACACCAGCAGGCAAATACGTGTATTATTCAATAACCATCACAAACAGTTCATCAGCAGTAATCCCATCCACTACACCTTTTGCAACACCAATCACAAATCCAATGAGTTTGTCATCGGTCAATTTGTTAGATTCATTGGCCCGTGACGACACTATTACACCAAATGCATTGATCATATGTTCAGTTACAATGTCATCTGCATCAGCATCAACAATCAGCACCAATATTGCCGTGACAGGACACCAACTTACACTTCGCGATGTATCAGTTCCAACCAAGGATTACACTGATTATCGTTATACCGCAGGTGCATCATTGAATCCATGGGATGTTGCAGTTATTCAACCATCCAACTATGGCCTTCGTCTTGATGGTGCAGGTAATCCAGTCAAGAGTGGAAACATTCAATTGAACGGTCAAGATCGCTTCGATGTCGTTGATGGTGCATACTTCAACTATGTTCAACCAGCACAACACCACACACGAACACCAGCCGATGGTGTCAATGTGTATAGCTTTGGACTACATCCAGAACAACATCAACCATCAGGAACAGCCAACTTGTCCCGCATTGATACAACAATGTTGAATCTCACATTGAGTGATCCATACCGTGCAGGCAAATCATTCCCAGTTTTGAACTTTGTTACAGATTCAATCTTCTATGTCTTTGCAGTCAATTACAACATCTTGCGTGTGATGAGTGGTATGGCAGGTTTGGCCTATGCCAACTAAATGTGATGTATTATTGTGCGTATTTATTATTTTTATGTAAAGTTTTAAAATTATGTAAAGTATTTATCTAAATCAACTAAATAAATATTAATTTATCTATTTAATTATATCATTATAAAAACAATTTTATTTAGTGCCATAGAATACTAATGCACCAATTCCACTTATCACTCTAAAAATATTCTGTGTGCATCCCCACATTTTTATCTCTCCTACAATATTACTATCATTCGCAATATTGTTCAGTATTTTATCCCGCAATTTATAAACAACAGATGCATCAACAATTTGTGCCATATTAGCACTGCCACTAGGTTGTGATAATAATGGCAATAATGAAAAGCTATATGCATATTCCCCATCATTCAATGATCCAATATATCTACTCCATGGCACAACACTAGAATAATATATTTCATCTTTCTTATTTTCTCTCTCAATTCCATTAAACAAAATCTTAATACCATCAAATATTGGTGTAATTTTAGTATCATTTATATTGTATCCATTTTGTTGCCAATTTATAACATCTGTATCAGTCTTCTTGCTAAATCTAACAAACCATACTAAATATTTTGTTGGTTCAGTGAGTCCTCTTATGCTTGTTTCTATATCAGTTCCATCACCTATTAATGTTGTATTCATTGGCAAAAATCTATCTATCAAATACTCCAATTTTGATTTTGACATTCTCATTCTTTCTTCCTCATCCAAATACACATATTCACACATCATTGAATATTTAAATTTAGGTATCCTTGTAAAATTTGCATTATCATCAATATACAATATATCACTCAATTTACTAAATTTAATCTTTACAACAATCTCACTATACAACATACATATCAGTGGCAATGCCATACCAATATGACGACAAAACCAAAATCTCATCGGAATGTATAATTTAGTTATTGTCCTTTGACTACTCATCTTGGTATGCATTTCATCAGTATTACCAATCATATTATCATATCCCCTCTTATGTTCTTCTGCATCATATATTTCATGGATAAGGTGCAATAATTCACTCGTATGTGTTTCTATTTCTTGTCCTCCTATTGTCAGTGTCACTGATTCAATTATACGATGTCCTAATTCTTTCACCCATGCAAAATTTGGTTTTCCTTGCATAATCATATTCAATAATAATATCTCTAAATTTGTATCTATTTTAGTCGTGGCGGAATAATATTTTAAATCACTCGTTTGTAAAAATTTATATGTAAATCCCTGTTGAACACTTGTTGATGTTGTATTATATGTTGTTATCAATAATATCTTATCCAAATTTGTTGTTATTGTTGTTTTTAATGCACTCTCAATTTCACTTATACTGACAATACTACTCACATCAATCAATTGTGTCTTATTCAATATAATATTCATAATGCTTTCAATAACTCCCTCATATGTATTGTAACTATTGGATATATTGTATAGCATGCTTGATGTAATACTTGTTAATATTGGTCCAAAGGTAGCATAAATTGATGTCACTATATCACTGAAATATAATTCAAACCATGCATACATATATGGATATATCAATTTATCATACGGATTGAATGTTGCCATATTTGTCAATCCAAATAAATAAGCTATACTTGATACATTTACAGATGATATAATAGGTGTTGTTGATGATGTTATAGTGTCAATTATTCCAATATATTTTGATGTATATGTTGTTTGTGTATCATTAATCATAGATGTCAAGGTTGTTTTTATTGTTGTTGTTAATCCTAAACTAGTATTATCAATATATTGTGTTTTTGTGTGATATGTATAATTTGTTAATAATTGATTTGCCGAAATGTAAAAATAATCCTTTTTCATAACTGTTCCAATTGATGTTTTTATATTATTGCCATCCTTTCTAATATTCAATATACTATTATACTGTTCATATTTTGTTACCATAGTATTATAATATTGCAACATGTTGTTTGTTGTATTAATTAATGTTGAACACATATTTGTAGCATTTGTTATATCACCAATAATTAATCTATAAAAATCAAATCCCTCATCAATATCATCATTTGGATTTTTAATTGAATAATACATATAATTTGTTTGCAAACTCAATATTGGTGTTGTATTAAACATACTATATAATCCACTAACATCTGCTTGTTCAATATCATTTATTTCACTTGCATATTTATCATAAAATTCATTGACCAATACATCTAAATCATCTGTTGTAATATCATATTTATTACTAAACAAAGTTTTAATATTATTCAATAATGTAGTAATATATGTATTACTTGTATTGGCATATGTGGCTATTGTTGTATTGTTCAATAAATAATTCTTTGCAAAATTATGAACACTGATATTTCTACTCATAATATCATTTTCTATCTCTGTTATTTCATCTCTCTGTTGAATGAAAAATTGGTTTATTAAATATTGTATCTGATTCGGACTACTTGTTGATGGATTTAATGCTAATATTGATTCATATTTATCAACATACAATGCAACTAATTCGCTCAAATATTGATATACCATAATTTCATATTGTGTTGTTGCTGTGTTGGACAATCCTAATATTGTTCCAATCAATTCAATAACAGTATAATGTAATACTTTTATACCTGCACTATTCAAAAATAATTTACCAAAATCATCAAAATTCATATATGTTGATATCAAAAATGGTGTTGGTTTATTTATAAATTTTGTTTTTGCATCAGTAAATATTTGTTTCATCATACCACCTAATGAATTTGTATAGTAATCACTCGAAAACATCAATTCATTCATAGCATTATTATATTGATTTATAAGTTCTCTATTCACTTGCAACCAAATGGATGATAATGCATCACATACAATTGGCGTAGTAGTTGTCAAAACTGGTGTTGGTAATGTTATTTCATAATTGGTGTAATTATTATTAACATACTGTTCATATGTTGGTATATCTGTTGTATTAAAACAATTTATAACTTTTGAAATAATATCATATAATTCTTGCTTGTATGATGCTTGTGTTGCCGCATCGGATAATGGAAAATATGCTAAAATAAATGATGTTATTTTATCATTCATTCTAGCCATATATGTATTACATATCCATTCAATTGCCAAATATTTAACAGTGCCAACATCACTAGTTGTTGCGCTACTATCATTCAACACTGTTGTTTTTTGAGGGAATAATCCTTCTGGTCTAAATATGGCTGTCATTAAATAATCTGATGGTGCATATACTGTTTTCATTTTCTTAATATAAGCATCATCAATAATTGTTATTACACTCGAATCATTTTTAACTATGATTGATTCTGCTATTGTTTTATACATATATCTTTTCAACACTAAATCGGCTGATGAACTTAACCATGATAAACTTGTATTTTCATCACCATCTAACAAATTAAAATAATTCATAAATGCCACATATATTGATGTTGAATCAGTGCTGTATGGTATAAATGAAATTGTTGTATTTTTTAACACTGAATTCAACAATACTGGTATATCATGGACAACTAGATATGGCACATAATTTAACATTGCAATAGTTCTGTATTCAGTTCCAAAAACTAGATAATTTGGTGTATATGTATTTATTGTGCTATTTGTTGATGATAATCTAGATGCCAGAGTTGATGGTATTGTATTGTCAATTATTAAATTTTGCCATATTGCATAATTACTAACAAAATCAACATATTTACTATTTTGTAATATATCACAACATACATTGGGCATTCCATGAACTTTTGATTTAACTTGTGTTTTGAAAAATCTTGTTGTCGGTCCAACTGTATTAGGTATATTATTTATGTTGTTAGCTGTTGTTGGTGCAATGATATTATCAGATAATTCGGTATAAGTACTCTCTTGAATAGGTTTGAATAAATTATTTGTTGTATCACCTGTTGAAACATATTTTTTATACATTCCAATTCTGAAATGACTTGTATTTGTAAATGTTCCATTTGACATTAATAATAATATTTTTTTAATCTGGTCAAAATTAATATAATTGTTCCATATGATATTATCCTTGATGATAGCCATATTAGTTGTTGTCATGTTTGTATATGTTATGTATGCATCAACAGTTGTGTAATCATGTAATCCTTTAATAATATTTGCATCAAGATAATCATCATATATGGATTTATATTGTTCTATTGCATGATAAAATATTATGTTATCTTGAACATATGAATATATAGGGTCAAATGTTGTAGTTGTTGATGATGTGGTATATGTATTATTCAAATAATTTGTTAATGGATATACATAATCAGTTATTGTTTTTGTTTTATCATATGTATTTGTTGTAATGTAATTTTTTGCAATGTGGTCCAGATAATTATTATATATATGCAATCTCATATCATTTGCATTAGTTAATGTAACTGAACCAACATCATTGAATAATGCATACAAACCATTATAAATTACCTCATATATATGTTGTTGTGGTTGTGTTGTTAAAGTTGTTATTATATAATCCGGTATTGTTGATGTTGTAGTATCCATATAATTATCATATAATGCATTTGTTGATAGCATTTGTGAATATAATAAATTTGTTTTTGTTACAAGTGATGATTTTAATGATGATGTTAAAGTATCAATAAATTTAGTATCTAGAGTGATAATAGTTTGTCTTTGTTTATCAAAATATTCTGTTGTGTATGTGTTAATGTTTGTTAATTTATCTGTGAAAAACTTTGTTACAAGTGCTGTTGTTAGAGTTGTTGAACCTGCATATGTTGTGAATAAATTTTGCATATTTGTTAAATAATTTGTTATGTAATCATTAAACATTCTATCACCAGATGAACCATTTAAAACAACTGATATGTAAGTAGCCACAGAATAACCACCAATGGTTGCATAATTATTCAAATAAGTTGTGGCTTGAGTTTTCAATAATGAAATTATATTGCGTTTATAATAGGCTTGTTTAACATATTTATTTTGCATAACCACTACAATTGTATCATAATCGACACCAAATTGAACAATAATTTGAGTATTCTTTTTAATTAATATTGTTGCTGCTTGTGTTGTGAAAAAATTATTCATTGTAGTTGTTGAAGGAGAACCACTTATACTTGTCAAATATGATTGATACAAATTATATATGATTGTTAAAAATTTATACATTGCTATTTTTGAATATGAATATGTTGCAGCATTTGAAGTTGAAAATATTATTGGTGTGATTGATGTATCCGCTACATATGCCGTTAAATATGCTAACGCAATTTCTCCCATAAGCATTTGTTGGTATAATATAACTCCTGCTAGAACTGTTGTTTGTGTCACAATTGTTGAAATTAGATATTTTATCAATTCTGTTTTTGCAGTTATAAAATTTTGTGCCAGTGTGCTGGTGGCTGTTGTTCCATTTAAATAATATGTGTAGTTTGACAAAATTGATGTTAAATATGATGTTAAGGCAGTTGTTAGGGAAGCATTAGATATTGATAAAGTAGCCAAATATGAAGCCACAGATACACTCGCATTTGTTGAGTAATATATTAAAAACTTTTGTGCAATATATGTGAATGCTGTTAATTTATAATTCAAACAAAATTCATTAAATATTCCAATATATTCATTTAGATATGGTTTAATAAAATTAATTATTGAAGTTATTGTTATATTTTTTGCTGTAATAAAAGATGTTATTGATGTTATAGCGGTATCATTAATTATATTATCAACATAGCCATATAAATATGATGTATCGTATTCATTTGTATATCCATAATCATTTAGTAATTTATAAATACATCTCATTTGTGGTGTTGTTGTGGTATCATAATATGTTCCGTAAAATTGTGCTACCAGACTTTTTATTTCAAGTGTTAAATCATATATGTTTTTACCAAATTGAAGTATGTATGATTGAGTTATTTTTGTTAAATATGTTCTGATATAATCTGTTGTTGTATATGCATTGATTGTGTCTGCTAATTTTAAATTAATCATGTATAAAAGTGTTGTATTTGTTTGTGTTGTTGTGTAACTACTCATACCATTTTGTATTGCAGATGTATCCTTTCTGGCAGATATATATGTTGATACATAAGATGATATTTTTGTTGTATCTATTGTGGTTGTTGATGGCAAATATGTTGGTGGTGTTGTAGTAGCATATGATGCAATATTTGTTACAATTAATGTTATAAAGTTTATGAATATTGGTCTTATCAGAGTGTTTGTATAATGGTCATTTATGTAAGTTGTTTTGTCAGTATAAGTAGCAGTGTTTGTGCAATCTAAAGTAGGATTATTTGTGTAATGATAAATTAAATATTTTGATGCAACATCTAATAATACAGTTGATATCAAATCTCTTGATTTACTGTTTAGAAATTCTATACCAATGTTGTCAAAATATTGTATTAGATTGTCTAAATTATAATATTGCAATCTTGCAAGTTCTAAATTAGAATTATCATATTTTAATAAAAAAGTATTAATTTGTGTATTTATTGCACTCACAATACTTGTGTTATAATCAGATAATGTAACAAGTGATAATGGAGATTTTGATGTTGTCCATGTAATGTTTTTACTTGATAATACATTTTGAATATTTTGTGTTGTTGGTTCATTATATGATAAACTAATTTGTGGTAATTCAACAGTTAAATTCAAACAACGCGCCAAATCACCCTTTGCTGGAATTTTCACAATCATCTCACCATCGGCTGGCATTGCACCTGTTTTGTGAATTATTGATGTGCTTAATGAAAAATTACTGTGTCGCCTATAAACTATTTTAAAAAAGGATATTTGTGGATCACCATTTATAAATAAATTATCTAGCCCTATTGCTACAAGTTGTAATATGCCACCTGTCATTATAATTTATCATGTGATAATCTTTATATTTATGTTAATCTACTAATAATTTGTTTAATAAATATAAATAAGCATTAGTTTGATCATTTTATATTTATGATAATTCATTATTAATCATTTTTATTTCATCTTGTGTAAAACCAATTAATTTATAAAATTGTTTTTCATCAATATCATCTATTTCTAATTTGCTTATGTCTGGTAAATATGAAAATGCTTCATTATCCAAAAAATCTTGTCCATATTTTGTGTAGTGACTAATCATATCAGTTATTTTAAAATTTAGCATTTTTAATAATATTTCTAAATTATCGGACATGATATAAAATTTGTGATTTCCAGTTAATGACAATTTACCTTCATCAATAAAAGCGCCATTAAAACTTGCTTTATTTGCAATGATTAATTTTCTTTTATTTGCATCCGGATGTTTATCTGTTGTTTTTTTAACCATGATACCATCTTTAATTGTAAATGTATCAATTGCTAACATATCTTCTAATTTATATTTCAATGGTATTTTTGTTTTTGTTCCTGTTGATTTAACTGTTTTAGTGCTAAAATCCAATTTTAATTGATTTGTTTCAATATAATCAACAAGTTTAGTAAATATATTATGATATGCTAATGGTATCGAATAAGCTTTGTTAAGATATTCATTAGATGTTGTTGATAAGTTGCGTCTTCTTAATACTGATATTACTTCTGATTTCATTTTAGTTATATTTAGGGTATTTTGCAATACAAATATTGATATTGGTATGTCGGCATTAATCATTAATTTTGATTGTGCATTATCCCATAATTTCATCCAAATAATATGTTTTTCTAACATTGCATTATGTAATGAATGTGATTTTTTGAGCCAACTTAATGGATTAATGAATGCTAAATAACCATTTGGTTTTAACCATTCAAAAGATTTTTCTATAAATTTTGTCCATATAGTTTCATTTTTTTCACCTAAATGTTTGCCTGTATAAGAACGTATTCCACCTTTGTTATATGGTGGATTACCCAAAATTATATCAAAATGTTTTAGATTTAATGTATCACCTTCATACAAATTTAATAATAAGCCAAAGCACCATAACCACCAATGACCCTAAATATATTATGACTGACTGCAAATACATAAACTTTTAATGTAGTGGAATTATCTGATGTATATGTATCACTTCCTATAGTGCTATATTTCCATACTAATGGATATGGTGATTGGTTAGTTTCTGCTGGTGGAACAATTGATGGATCGATATCAGATGATTTATAATATAATGCTCTTGGATTGAATTGCAGATCCAATGTAGCCAATGATATTCTACTGAAATTACATGAACCTGTTGGCTGGTATTCTTCTGGAAATAAAGCAAAACTATGTATATTTATTCCATCTGATGGTGTATTTGTGTGGTGTGCATAGGGTAATACATAATTTGTATAATTGCCTAAACTTTTAGCCATTCTTGTATAGCCATTAAATGTTATCATAGATGACGCTATACAATTGCCTGTTCCATCGGCCTTTACGCCATAATTGCACCACATACTTTTGTAATAATTTGTATCATTATTTATGTAAGCATTCTTTTGTGCCACCCAGAATAATTCTTTACATGGACTTCTAAAATCTAGATTAATTGATAATTTTGTATCATTCACATTATCAAATTCTATTGTTTGGACTTTTTCAATTAAATATTCATGTGCTGATTGTGCAAATCTCTTTCTTTCCAAAGTATCTAGATATACATAATCGGCTAATATTGCACACTTTAATGAATAACCTTTGTCATACCATAAATCAGTTAATGATATTGTGGCATCAACATTTTTTTCAATATATGCACAATCCTCTATTTTTTTAAATTTTATTGTTAAACTAGCTTGTGTATAATTTAATGCGATGAGTGGCAATGATAATCCTGTATGACGACAAAACCAAAATGATAATGGTATTTGCATCAAGTATTTTGGCTTTGGTGTATTATCATATTTTGTTAATATTGACACATTCCCAATCATTTTATCATAAGTTTTTTCCTGATGTTTTTTGCCGGATAATTCATGCCATATATCAAGCCATGTTCCAACATGTGAATCAATTATTTCACCACCAATTTTGAATTCTACAGTGTCGATTATTGAATGACCTAATTTACTAACCCATGCAAATAATGCATATGATGATGAATTTTCGTCATATGTTGCATTATATTGTAGTAATTTATCATAAAAATATTCTTGCACCTTTATACTTGTTTGTATTGCCATTTCTAACCGTGATAATATTTGTGATGTTGTCCAACTTGTCGATGATGTTTCTAATGCATTTGCAATTATGTTTATAATGGCAGATATATCAGATTGATCTGGATCAAGATAGGCATATTTTAAACTTGCATTTGTTAAAGTCAATAATGATCTATATGCTAATATATCATCTGGTGCTGTTTCAAATGCAGTTAATACATCGGCTACCAGAACATTTGCTGTCAAATTTGATACTTGTGCATCATTATATGCTATTCTATATGCTGATGTATTCATCTTCATAAACTTTGTTATCTTATTATAATTATCTTGTGCTGTGGATGTGTGTGTTGTGTCTGGTGTAATATCAATATCACTCCTCAAAAATGACACTTCCGGTAATTCAATTTGAACATATAGCTCATTCAATAAATCTCCTACATGTGGTAATTCTATATCCATTTCTGAATTAAAATCCATATTATTTATCGGCAATATGACTGATTCTTTTGAAAAATTTGTGTAACGGCGATATATTATTTTGAAATGAGTTATTTGTGGCGCCCCCGTTAAATATAAATCATTGGCACCATAAGATATAATATTCATTAAACCTCCCGTCATTATTATAAAGTGAATATTGAAAATTAATTTTGACTATGGAACACTGAATCAATAAAATAAATAAATGATAGCTTAATTTTGCCTGCGAAAAACATTAGGTTTTACTAATTTATAAAATAAGGGGGGTGGTGGGGCAAGGCATAAACAATGAAAAATAATCTAAGTTTAATTTAGCTCCTCTTTTCTTTTCTACTGAGTCATCTGCATTGACGCTTGTGGCTGATTGTGTTGCTCGGTAATGTTCAACTTATCGACACTCGGTGCTCCAGTTGGTGATGTGCTGCGTGGTTCTGTTGCTGGATCATCATGCTCTTTTACTTCTTGTCCTTCTTGTTCCTCTTCTTGTTCCTCTTCCTCTTCTTGTTCCTCTTCTTGTTCCTCTTCTTGTTCCTCTTCCTCTTCTTGTTCCTCGCCATGTTGCTCATCATCGTCGTCTCCATTGTAATCAACAACCTGCTTCTTCTGCTTCTTCTGAGTCTCCTTCGGCGATGCCTCATAGGCTGGTGGTAACAGATGAACGAATGTACAGTTTGTGTCGCATTCAAACCTTTGGCACAACTTCATATTGCCCCCATTGTTTTTCACCGCGTAGTCGTATGCCTTGTTTTTCACCATACGCCCTAGTGGAATCTTCCTAGACTCAACCATGATGTACCTACGGTCGGACATCTCGTGAATAGGCTTTCGGAGTGCACCATCCTTCTTGAAATGGATGAATGTGCATTTCACACCATATGTGCAAGTTCCTGACGCATGATTTTTGCAAGCGTTGCCTGCACCAAGCTCAAGTGCGCGGTGTAGTCCCTCATTATCCACCAACTCTGACGCCAGATACTGCTTCTTATCGACCGTCACATATCGCGGCGAATCCGAGGTCTCTGTATGTTTGTGTTTGAAATGAATGAAAGTACATGTCACCCCCTTCGCACACTTACCATTCAAATGGTGACGGCACGACTTCATTTGCACCCCCAGATTCGCATTGTGAATTGCAAAGGTGTATTCCAAATCACTCAGTGAAACGGTTTTTCCATCAACATTTGCCGTTTGTGTGTCACTGCTTGCTGGGCCACTGCTTGCTGGGCCACTGCTTGCTGGATCACCTGCTTGCTGGGCCACTGCTTGCAGTGCACTGTGTTCGACAATGTGTTTAATCAACGTTTTCGCATCAACCACACAATTTGGATTCGTTGTGTTGTTGTATGCCTCCTGAAACAAACGAACGTCTTTCTCTTCTTGAGTTTCTGGCTTGGTGAATTGTTGATCTACCCAACTCCGCTTGCTAGCAGAAATTTTACCCATTGGCAGAATGACGCCCTTCTTTTTGTTCTGTTCTGCCTTTACTTTCGCGGAAATTTTATCACTGACAACTTTCAGAATGCTGAAATTTTTATCTCCGCCAAAGAAATAATTCATTTTTACAATTATAGTTTTCACTTTATAAACGATGTCTTTGAGCCCGTCAACCTCGGTATTTCCATTGGACACCATTGTGCCATTTGCGGCTTGCACAAAAAGTTGTGGCATCACCTCGGTTGTCAATAAGTCTTCGAATTGAATATTTGGATGTGTCATGATCAACAACTCATACAACTGGTGGCGCAAAAGAATAAGTAGATCAACTGGATTCCTGATGTCTGAATACTTCTGGGGTTCTCCAAGCTTGTTCTTTGCGGACCGTGTGTTGTCATCTGCGGGTACATCATGCTTGTTCATCTTTCTGACAATCATCCAAGTGGGCAACTCATAAATGTTCTTTACCTCCGTATTGTCTTTATTCTTCTTGGCATCATTCTTATTGGCATCATTCTTGGCATCATTCTTCCTCTGCCAAAACGAAACATTGATGGTATGATTTGCCAAAGTCAAATTGGAATTTTTAATTTCGCTAAATTCCAACCATGCATTCATGAAGAACTGAACAAAATTCTCATTTTCGCTGTTTGCAACCGTAACATCACGCATGTATGCTAACCACATGCGTGATGCCAAACGATACGGCGTCTCAACACACAGTGCAAAGTAGGCGGAAATTGTCAAGAGAGTAGCATAGATCGTCCCTGCACGAATGTATGTCTCGCTGATGCTATATCCATCCGTTATCTCGGTGTTAAAAGCCACAAGCGGGAATATGTGTGACTGATCCGAATTGTCCGAATTGTCCGGATTGTCCGAATTGTCCGGATTGTCCGAATTGTCCGGATTGGCCGAATTGTCCGGATTGGTCATTTTACGCTTGCCATTTTTAAAATCAGTAAGAATCTTAGCACAAGCTTTCTGATACGGTGACTCTGTTGCATTAGTCGTGGCGGGGGGAACCCCATTGTTAGATAAATTTTTATTCATCTTTCTGGTTACTCTTTTCTTGTTAGATCGGAGTTGGATATATTTGGTAAATTAATGTGGTCTTCAAACTATTGCTATTTTCAATTTTTTATTAGTATAATATATATCATATGGTCAAAATGGATGATTATAAGGTGGTTGATTTAGACAATAATAGGTATGTCGTATGTAGATTCCCCTATAAAAACACCAATGTGCCAGTTATATTGGACTATGCCATATTCGAACAAATCAAAAAACTGGGGAAATCGTGGCATATTACTGATAATGGCTGCATTGCCACCATCCATAAAATGATACATAATGGTGATGAAATAGCAACAGAATTGTATTTGCATGATATTATAATGAAAATGAACCATATGGATAAACCTAATGCCATATTGCACATAAATAAGCTAGGAATTGACAATAGGATTGAAAACTTGATATATGACACAAATGATAAAAATATAACAAAAAACATCAAGAAGAAAAAAAGGGTTGTTGAACTACCTTATGATTCACACATAGATCCAGATTGTTTGCCATCATATGTATGGTATAATAAAGAAGAAAGCACACATGGTGATAGATTTGTGGTTGATATAGGACATATTGCATGGAAAAGCACAAGTTCCAAAAAACTATCATTAAGATATAAATTAGAAGAAACAAAGAAATACCTAAGAAATCTCAAAACAACACAACCACAGATATTTTTGGATCATTCAATGAATGGTGATTTAAATTTAACCGGTAAGAAATTACTTGAATCATTCTATGAAATCGCCAATAAAGCAAATTATACTCATCTAACTAAAATTAACAATATTGAAAACACCGATGAATATTTATCAGAAGATTTATTTTATTTATCAAATGCAGAAATACAATTATTAAAATTATTTGATCCAAATGGTGAAAGAATTAATTTTAGATAATCATTTATTATCAAAATATTGAATAATGCACTATTTAATATTTAATTTATCTATCATTCATATACCATAATACATAATGATACATAACAATATATCACTACAATCAATCATGCACAAATTAATAGCAAATTTTCATACAACTATAAGTGGATTTCATCATATTTCCAATGAACCATTAAAGGAAGCCAGATGGGAAGACATAAATGGTGAAATACTTGAGTCATCTGGATGCAAAATAATGAATAAATCTTGTGGATCACATAAAAGTGGATGTGATATAGAATCAAATATAGGAAAATTATCAAATAAAACAACAATTATTAAAAATAATATGTTAGCAATATCATCATATCGTTTAACAACAGTGTGCAACAACAAAAGTAGTGGTAATATGGATGATATTGTTAATAAAATTGAACACAGAAATAGCAATTTTGATTACTATTCTATATTGGTCCGTGAAGAATTCAAAAAAGATGATGTTATTGTTAAGATTAAATATATTTGGTATTTAGTGCCAAAAACTCTAAATGTTCTTAAATGCAATAATTATAAATGGTGTCCAAATATAGATTCAAATAATAATGTTATTGGATGGAAAACAAATAAATACAATGGTTGTCATATGCGTATATGTTTTAGTATGTCATCACAATTGTGGATATATCTAAATGACTCATCCATTGAACAATACAAAATTACCGAAACAATAATTAATATCAATAATAAAACAAAAATAAAATATTATGATTTACATAATATTCATAATGATAATTTTATGAGATTTAATGAAAATTATGTGATGATTGATGATTTGGATATTTGATTTATTTAACAAACACAAGGGCTCCTATACCAGCAGTTATGCGAAATATATTATAACACAATCCATATAATCTAAAATTGGCGGGTGTTGTTGATGTAACATTAGGCGTTACCGCTAATTTAATATCTATTGTATTTATTTGACTCATATTACATGTTCCAGTAGGTTGCACCATCAGAGGGAACAGACCAAATGAATAAATATTTATACCAGTTTGAATGCCATATTTTAGATATTGATATGATTGAACATTGGTAAAATATTCTGAATCTCTGTATGATAATCTTTCTAAACCATTCAATAATATTGTTTCACTATCAATAATATTATTACCAACTGTTTGACCAATTTGTTGATCTGGATATTTAGTATCATTATATTTGCGTATGCAAGAATCTGTATAATTGTAATAATCTTTGGATTCCGCAATATAATTCATTTGTGCTATCCAAACAAGCAATTTACATGGTTGGTCAAGTGTTAAATTGAATGTTCTATTTATATTATCTATTGTGGCAGTACTTGATGGCGTGTAATATAATTGTTCAATTAGATAATCATGTTTTGATTGAAGAAATCTCTGTCTTTCATCAATATCCAAAAAATAATAATCAATTAGTAAATGGCAATCAACCATATTTAAATTTCTTATTTTTGTATATGCATAAGTTTTTGATGTTTGGTTGAAATCTGGATAAACTTTAAATTCACTTGTATGTCCATATATTAAATACTTTTGATTTGATGAACTATCTAATAATGATTGGACAACACTCGGATCATTTAAATTTTTGCCGGTGACAGGGATACCAATAAATTTGTTTGTTGATATTTTGTAATAATACAATCTTTTATTAATTATATCATAATGGTTAAATAAACCTTCCATTTTAACACCATCAACAGTTTGTTCAATATATTCATTTGGCAAGAAATTCACTAAATTTGCTTCACAATTTATGTAATGTGTCGGTGATATTAAATAACACTTTTCAACATCATTGAATTCAATATTCATGCGAATTTCACTATATTGCAATGCTACTAATGGTAAGGCTAATTCACTTGAACGACAAAACCAAAAATTTAATGGTATGTATAATGTGTATTCTTCTTTGGAATCTGTAAAATCTGTTAATTCTGGAACATTACCAATCATTGCATTAATTCCTCTCCCTATTTCTGATGTTAAATTGCCAGTTATTTCATTCCATAAACTTATCCATTCACCATAATGTTTATCTATTGTTCTCCCCCCAATTTCAATTTCAACAGATTTTATTATAGTGAAACCTATTCTTTTCACCCAAGCAAATTTCGTTATGGAATCTTGGAATTTCTTTATTTTTGGCAGTGTTATAATAATATGTGTTTTACCCATTAAATCGGCGCTTTTTGTTATATTTGTTGATATCTTCTTATTAAAATTTACATTTGTTCCAGTGCTATGTTGATTTGTAAAAAATTGTGGCATTTGCATACATGAAAAATTTGTGTGGCGCTTATAAACAATTTTAAAAAATGTTATTTGTGGATCTTTTGTTATAAACATATTTTCTTGACCATATGCTACTAATTGAATTATACCACCAGTCATATATATTATAAACAAATACAATATGAAAATATTTATATTTGCATAATATAATATGGATATCATTGAGAAACACATTAACATTGTTATAGCATTGCTAATAATGTTATTATTTATAGTGTACTATTCAAATAAAAATGATTGCGTCAATAATGAAAATTTTGTCGGCACATCACTATGGACTGATGCGGGATGTTGGAATGACAATGTAACGGCAAGAGCAATTAATAGCCCTATATTTAGTGCCTCAACTGTTGAAGAATGCCAAGCATATGCAGAACAAAATAATGCCAGTGTTATAGGTATGCAAGATGGTAATCAGTGTCTTATTGGCAATAATACTGAATTTACAAAGTATGGCAAAGCAAGTGGAACATGTACTCCATTAGGGGCACCATATGTTAATCATGTTTATACAAGACAAATGCCAAATACTCAATGGCGTGATAAACAATGTTGGAATGACAATGCATCTCAACCAGCTATTTCCAATAATATCCCTTTTGATGGCACTATAGGTGGTTGCCAAAAAATTGCAGAAAGTAATTATTCAGATGTATTTGGTGTTCAAAATGGAAAATGTTTTATTAATTCAACATCTGACACCTACACAAAATATGGTCCAACATCAACATGTCCAATATTTGGAGATAATTTAGTTAATCATGTATATCACAATCCAGCAATCCAACCAAGTCCAAAAGGATGGATTGATCAAGGTTGTTGGTTGGACAATGCTACAAGAGCCATACCAAATGCTACCAGTGGTAGTAATTACAGTGTTGAAACATGCAAACAACTGGCCGAATCCTTAGGACATAATGTATTTGGTTTGCAAGCGGGAGGGCAATGTTTTACTGGTAAAGATGCAAATTATTCAAAATTTGGCAAAGCTACTGGACAATGTGCTAAATTAGGTGGTCCATGGATTAATCATGTATATACAGCCATTCCACCACCCCCACCACCACCAATAGTGGCAAAACCAATAGTAAAACCATCAATTCCTCCACCAGCAGTAGCAAAACCACCAACTCCACCACCAGCAGTAGCAAAACCACCAACTCCACCACCAGCAGTAGCAAAACCACCAATTATTACATCACCAATTCCACCACTAGCAAAACCACCAGTTGTTCCACCAGCACAACCTACAGTTCCACCAGTTATCCCATCAGCACAACCTACAGTTATTCCACCAGCACAACCTACAGTTCCACCAGTTATTCCACCAGCACAACCAGTGCAACAAATAGCATTACAATCAAATGATAATACAACAAAAAGTTTGATAATAGTAGCCGTTGTTATAACTGTGGCTTTCATTATAGCAGTGAGTATTATATTATATCGAAGGTCGAGAAATAAAAATTAAAATTTATATAATGTTATCATGTTATATTAAAAACATTGAACATAATACTAAATCATTTTTCAATTTATGCTAATAATCCATTAAATTCATTATCATAATCAAAATTAATAAAATCTTGTTTATTATTTCAGAGTTTTCTGGTTCTAAATCATAGAATATGTAATTATTTGTAAGTTTTTTTACGCCTTCAATAAATGACCCATTACCAGCACTTGGTTCAATAATTAAATCATCCTTTGTTATTGTAATATATTTAACAATTGTTTTTATACACTGATTAAACAATATTTGTTTTTGTGTAATATTTATCAATTGTATTTCTTTTCAAACCTTTCTCTTGAATCATTTGTATTACTGTGACTATTCATAATAATAAATTCAATTTTTGCCATATATGATTAATCCAAACAAAATAACATAATACATCATAAAACAATATATTATGCAAATACTAAACAAAAATGCTAAATAAAAATATTAATCAAAAATAACTATTGTGTAGACATCTTTTGGAAAATTTCTTCGATGCCATTAAGAACGCTATGAACAAATGTGCATTTGTCTTGTTCATTCTTGGCGATGCATTTTTGTGCTTCATGTACATTTTTTTGAATTTGTTGAATTTCATTTTCGTATTTGCTATAAAATCTAGATAAATCTTCTTTATTCACCGGTGTTGAACGAATCAATGGTGGTGAAACAATATCCTTGAACAATTCAAGCAATTGTGTCCATGCAACCAATTCAAGTGTCATGCGTTCAATTTGTGGTACAAAATCTCTGTTTTGTTGTGCGATGCGGTTGTATGTTTCTGTGATAAGCTTGTTGTCATTATCATCAATATAAATCTTGTGTTTTTCTGCTTCTTTAACGGCACTAATATATCTTGCCAGGACCACATCAATATGTTCTTGAACACCATCGCCTCCGGTTTGCATCCCAGAGTATCCACCTGTCTGTGTATAAACATTCACGGCACGGTGAGTTAGTAGGGCAATTGGTGATTGTGGAATTTGCACTGTCAAAGATTGGTATGGTGAATTTGTTGCAACAAGTGAATTTCCAAATGTGCGGTAGTGGCGTTTTCGTCGGAGCCCTTGTTGTTGTTGTTGTTGTGGTTGACTGCCTTGTTGTGCAACATTGGTGCTTCCCATCTTGTAATTGGCATTCAATATGGCGGGGTTTCGATTGACAAATCCTATAACACCCTTCAAATATTGAACAAGATTTTGGTTGCCCTCAATAACCTTCTTGACTTCTGGAGTGAATTGTGACAATACTTTGCGTGCCCACAATTGGTAATCTTGTGTTTGTATAAGTCCGTTTGATGCAATGACTGAACGGAACCCAAATTTACGCAAAATCATAATTGCAATATTTGGTTCAATTTTGCTTAATTCATCATCGGCTAGCTTGAAAAAGTCTTGATTTCCCAATGTTTCCATGCAGAATGAAAATTTGGAACTGTCATTTGACAACAAGCATTCATAAAATTTGGCACATGCTTCATTATCACCGGCTCCCATGGTGCCATAACATTTGTCACTTGGCTTGTAATCCTTATTAATAGGCACTAATTCACCTTCCGCATTATGTGTGTAAATTTCTCCCGTTGCCATATTAACACTTTGTCCTACATTCATTAGTGTATCACGGGATAATGACAACATATAGTTTTTGGCATATGCTGCTGGATCCAATTTTAAGTCAAATGGTACTTTTGGTTTGTGAGGGGGTAATGTGATATTCGCTCCATTTGGTAACAAATCACAAGCGGAACCAGTGTATGCACAATTATACAATTTTTTAAACACATCTTGAGTTTTTTTCAATTCAACAACATTACCCGCTGAATCAGTAACATAAACCTTATCAACTTTGGATGGCAAGAATGGCAATGTGTGTTCAAACATTGTCTCTCTAGCGCCTGCGACGCGTTTGCGTATGTTTAGACGCCAATCGCTTAAAGTAGCTGTTGATATACTAATATCGGCAATTGCCTTTTTAAGTTCCTCCTCATCTTTTTTACCATCCTCCATTACATCTTTCCAACCTGCACCATCGCGTTTCATCAAATGTAAATGCTTCCTATAAAATTCACGCGCCTCATTAGTTAGCTCTGGCCATACTTTAAACAGTTTATCTACAAATTGTGCTTGCATCGACACAGAAGTTTGCAATGTTACAGTATGGCCGGGATGCTGAAGTTGTCTTTGTATTACATTAAAAAAAGCATTAACTAATGTTGTTTTTATTGTGCCACGCAAAGGAGTCAAATTTGTTTTTATTTGTGCATAGTAAGAATTTATTTTCCCCGTCTGATCGGCATCATAGTTGATGCCGGAACCCATGTATGCATTATAAGTCTTAACAAATGAGTCTGTTGCCTGTGTTATTGCAGAAATCAATTCATTATCTAAATCGAGGAATAATTGATCACGCAATGCATTGTGATGTTTGCCATAAATTTCATACAAATTGTTATTATTCGGTTTAAACATAACATATGCTAACAATGAACCTAAACCTGTTGTAACATTTCGTTGATCGGTGAATAATGTTCGTCGTTGTCCAATAATTCCTACAAGATTATCAAAATCAAGGGGTGCAACGGCCATCTTATTATTAACTTCTCTAAACAACGCATATTTAATAATACAATCAAGATACTTATCGGTTTTTATCGGTTTAAATACGTTTAAATTAGCTTCTCGTATTGTCATGACCGCCTGACTCGGTGCTCCAACTCCAACAGCTCCTAAGTATCCCCGATTACTCCGAATACTAGCACGTATCAAGATATCTAAATCGTGGTCTATCCAATCCACTGCTTTAGGATTGTCTTTAATTTGTTCATCTAATGCAAAATCAATAGCACTATCCAATACCTTGCGTATGTCTCCCAAAATACCGCCTGTCGATGTACTTTTATCAATCGAACTATGCCATTTGGCAGTATTAACAATGAAATCAGTAAAGTGTTCAGAAATATCATTGCCTTTTGCTGTCTGTGGATCCTTGTAATTCTTTGCTAACATCAAATTGTAAATCATTGGATTCAGTCTGTCTGGATTTTCTAATGTATTTGGTTGTTGATCGTATGCAGTAGAGTTGTTGAAATTTGCAAGGGTATAAGGCCTCCCCAATGGATCCGTTCCGTAAAACATCTCAACACTATCCAAGGTTGATTTTGAAGACATTGTATATTATTATATATGTAAAAAAAAAATATTATATTTATTGTAAATCCACCAAAAAACGCAAAATAATAATTTTATAGTATTACTATATATGTTAGATACAACAACTATAATTATAATAATTTTAGTGGCAGTTATAGGCATTTATGTTGTAGCAAATCACAAGCGCCTTCATAAAATGCTATATGGTGAATCAACAAAGAATGTGCAATCATGTCAATGTCAAATGCCACAATATCAAGAAAATTACACAACAACACCAACACTAGGGCTGTATTATACAAATTGGTGTGGTCATTCTAAAAATTTCTTGCCAACTTGGCCACAACTAAGTGAAGCCGCCACACAGAATGATATAAATGTCCAATTTGTGAAGGTCGATTGTGATAAAGAACCAAATAAATGTGCTGAACATAAAGTCTCGGGGTATCCAACAATAATATTGCACAAAGCCAGTGGAGATGTGCCATATGAAGGTAATAGAAGTGTTAATGCCATAATCAGTTTCATTAAAAACAATTCACAATAAATTTATAATGCTATATTCTTATGATAAATCTTTTCCGAATTTATCATAATATTTCTCCCCAAGTTTCATCAATTCTTTTTTTTCTTCAAGATATTTCAACATCGATTCTGGCACATCACCAAAGCCGTATGTAGCGCCATATAATCCACCCGCTATAGCCCCCACAGTATCACTGTCGCCCGGATGAAGCATGGAATAAAATATGAGTTTTTCCCATTTGCCATCACAATCTAGCAAGCTATCATATGCCATAATCATGGCACAAAATCCGCTTCCACCTACCGAATAATTTTTTATCTGTGGCATTGTTTCTCTAACAAAATTCAAAAAATAATACTTAAATCTAAATATCAAATTACTAAATATTTTAATCTTCAATGGTTTTTCATCAACAAATCTTGTGTCAATATACTGTTTCCAAAATTTAATATGCATCAAATAATCCATCATAATCTGATTGTTTTTCATATCAACATGTTCTTTAACCATATCACTCTGCAATAATTCAACAAGTTTATATGGCCACAACACAACATCAACTTTCTGCAATGCTAATGATATAAAATATGCTGATGTTAAACCACCCAAATATCCATGTGGTGAATTGTGTGTTAATTTACTTGTTACAATGGACACATCAACAAGGACCTTCAATTCGTCTTCCAGATGAAATGCCATACCAATACACAAACATCTCATTGCCGCACCATTGCCACCACTCAAATAATCATATGGTAATGTTCTGCCATCATCTTGCATTGTAAAACTTTGTATGTATTTTACGGTTGTTTTTCCGGGCATTCTTTTAATTGACTTTTTTGTCTCATCAATATGAATCCTATTGTTTGTCTTGACTAAATTATATTTAACAGAATTTATAAACTTTTTCCCTATTTTTCCATCATATTCTAATAATGCTTTTGCAATACTCATATGGTATAATGTATCATCTGACACTGTCCAACCATCTAAATTTATTCCATTCACACCACCTAATTCAATAAATTCACCAATGAGTTCATTTATCGTATCCATATCAGGCACTTTATAATAATTAAATTCCCATTCTGCATTTTTAAATCCAATTGTATCCCCTAGAGCATGCAGGATAAAAATTGCAACATAATTATCCATATATATATAATAACAAAAAAGTGCGCATTATAAACATCTATAATTATGTCTGCATAATCTAGTAATGACAAATAAAGTTGATACAAAAACTAGAACAATAAATTTAGAAACAGATGATTTTGAACAATATGATAATACCACAAAAATGGCAATAAAAGAGTATGCCACAACACCAGATTATTACAAAATTGTTGGCGCAAAACCAACAGATACACAACAACAAATTAATACAATATGTCGCGAAAAACTCATACATTATCATCCAGATCATATCAATGTATTGTTAGAAAAAATGCCAGTTGATATGAGGGCCAATGAAAAGAAAAACATAGAGATGAAATATAAATTAATCCATGAAGCATATAATGTATTGAAAAATCCAGATAAGAGAAAAGCTTATGATTTGGAACGCATAACAACACATAACAGAGATTTTAACAAACAAAAAAGTGATTTTTATGAATTTATGAGGCTACAAATTGTTGACATAACAGAAGAATCTAAAGCAGAACATCAATTGCAATATTTAAAAGAAACGGAAGAAATGAATAAAAAACATAATTATGAACCATCAAATTTAAAACAACCTTGTATGACCAAAGAAGAAATTGTTAAAAAAATGAATGAAATGATGACAAATAGGGAGATGCAAGAGTGTGAATATGTAGCGTCTAACAAGTTTGAAAATAAACCATTCAGTATGAAGGAATTTAATGCTAATTGGGAGAAACAACATAATAAAAAACAAAAGAAAACCAAAGATGATAATAGATCAATTGTTAAATGGGAGGGTATTGGTGCAGCCAATGATGATGGATTGATTGATTCTGGTGGTTTGGGTGTCATTGATAAATTAGGACAATTTGCACCAATTGATAGTGACAGTGAATCGGATTTGGTTGATAGTGATAATGATAGTGACACTGAATTGGATATTCATAGTGATACTGAACAAAAGGCTTATACACCAGAAGAAATGATACAAAGAATGAGACAATTTAATGATGCCAGAAAAAAAGAAATATTGGAACAAGAAAAAACAACTGTTACAGATAATACATATTGGAAAAACATGATGGAAAACCCTTATAATCCAAGTGCTCAAATGGGTAATATATATGGTATGGAAACAAAACATACTAATACTGCGAAGAAAACAATATCATATGATAAACTTGAGGCTTACAAAGCACTTGTTTATGATATGCAAAATGTTAATAAATAATGAATTAATTATTATAAATATCATATATATGTATAATGCAAAATACTCAATATTATGATGCATTTGTAAATAATAATGATGATTTGGATAATTTAGCCAATGCAATAAATAATAAAATGAAAAATAAAAAAAATAATACATCAACATTTGAAACATATTCAGATTCACTATATCACGGCATTTCAAATTTGTCCAATTCATCAAATTCTAAATTTCTACCACAAAATTTTAACACAAATTTTAAAACATATTCAGATAAAAGTGAATTTACATCACAAGCACCATCAATATTTTCATCAGAACCAGATATTACATCAACTGTGACAACTCTATTATCATCATCTTCACCACCAGATGAAAGTGACACATATATCAAACCAAAATTTACTAATAAACCAATAATAAAATACAATACAAAATACTCTAATCCAAAGCACACATATACAAAACAATCAAATAAAAATGATATGATTGAACATATGCATACTCAACCATACACAAATTTAAATATTCCAAATAATAATAATAATCAACTAATCCAAACTAATCAATTTAATCACCTAATTCAATTCAATGCACAACATATAATAATAATATTGTTAGCATGTATATTTATCATAATTTTAATTGATATGGTATGTTTTTCAAGGAAACAATAGTTTATCAATTATGTTCATTTTTGTTCATTATATTTTTGTTCTAAATCATGCCAAGTAACAAAAATTGCACAATCAGAAATTATATGAGTTTTGATTAATTGTTCATGTAATTTTGTTTTAATAAATTTTAAACAATCCTTTGATGAAAATTCTGGGCATTCTGGAACAAACTTTGGAATTTCACAAATTATATCAGTAAGTGATTGTGCATTACTTGCTTTTATCTTTTCACAACATTTTATATACATATTATTATACCATTTTGTTAAATTTCTTTGTTTATTCTGATTAATAACTAGCAATGTTTTTGAATCAAATGAACATTCATTCTCACCAGTTATTGATATGCCACTAAATAATGTATTAGTATCCAATTTACCACCACCACCAATATATACTTTTGAACCATCATTGTGTGAGAATAAAGCGGCAATATTTATGTTATCCATATCCTATATTATGATTCAATAATATTTATCATATATATACACATATAGATAGAAATATATATATCAAAATAATGAATATTAAGGATATTGATAATTTAAGTTCATACATTGATAATGAAATTTGTGATATTATAGGAAAACCACAAAAAACAAATAAAAAAACAACACTTGTAATGAGTGGTGGGGGCATAAAAGGAATTGCACATGTTGGTGCTATGGGGGCAATGAAAGAATTAGGCATCCTTGATTCAATAGACACAATTGCAGGTAGTTCTGTTGGTGCATTAATTGGATTTTTGTATAATATTGGATACATGCCAGAAGAATTATATGATTTTGCCTTAATGTTTGATTTTATGAAGCTAAAAACAATCAATCCAACTGGGTTTTTAAATGATTTTGGTTTGGACAGTGGTAAAAAATTTATGATGGTTTTAACTAAAATGGTTGAAACTAAAAATATTAATCCAGAAATCACATTTAGAGAATTGTACAAAAAAACTAAAATGACTCTGATAGTTGTTGGTTCTTGTATGAATAATAAACAGGCATATTATTTTTCACATAAAACAGCTCCAGATATGCCTTGTTTAACAGCAATCAATATATCAACTGCCATACCAATCTATTTTATGCCTATCATGTATAACAACAAAATGTTCATTGATGGAGGTTGCATTGATAATTATCCAATACAATTATTTGCCGATAACATAAATTCTGTTGTTGGGTTGTATCTAATGGATACTAGAAATTATATCGATAAAATTAACAATGCAGAAGAATTTTTAATAAATCTCATCCAATGTTTGTTCGAGGGTGTTACTCATAATAGTGTTAAGGGGTTTGAAAAATTCACAATTTCGATAAGTGTTCCGGGGATAAATATGGTAAATTTTGAATTGAATGATATAAAAAAAAAAGAATTGTATGCATATGGATATAATGCCACTAAAAAATATTTTGCATCATTATGCAAAAAATAATGATATTAAAATTTTTATTTATAATTATTTATGCGTGTCACAGTGATAAATAACTTTCTTAATACATAATATTCCAAATGGCTAAATATTCTTCGGGGGCTCCAGATTTAATTGATAAAAATATGTTTAAAATATCTGATAATAAGAAAAGATTGATGACAACTGAAACAAATATGATGCCAGAATTTTTTGCAAACACAGATAAATTAATCGACAGTGATAAAAGAGTCTATTATGATAAAACAACAAAAAATAATACTCTGGATGATATTGATGACAATATTGAACAATATGCTTATTCAAGCAAACCAATGAATCAATCTAATGTTCCAAATATGTCTATGCCACAAAATTCACATACACAACATCAACAATCACCACTCGATGATAAATCTGATAAAAATAATGAATGTGAAACAAGAAAAAATGATCCCGATGATGAATCAACATGGGACAAAGAAACACTAATGTTTAAAAAATTAGAAATGATGAAAAAATTGGGTGAATTAGTCCAATGTGGTGTTACATTGACACAAAATTATGGTTTAAAATCAGAATACAGCACAATGAAAATGGAGTATGAATTACATAGTGGTATCAGAAATAAACAAAATGGTATTCAACTTATGAGTGGTATTATGTATAGTATTGTGAAGGGAATTGAAATGTTAAATGATAATTATAATCCATTTGACATTAAATTTGATAGGGTATGGTCAAATCAAGTTGGGGGAAATATAAACAATTATTATGATGTGTTGGGTGAAATTTATGAAAAATATACATCATCTGGTAAAAAAATGGCACCAGAATTAAAACTATTAGGTATGTTGGCTTGTTCAGCAGTTATGATTCAAATGAATAAAGGAATATCTAATATGATACCAAATGCATCTAAAACAATTGATGATGATCCAGAATTAATTAAAGAACTTAGAAAAAAAGCAGATACACAAGTGCAAAAAAATGATGATGCTTTGAAAGAACGCATGATGGCAGAACATAATGCCGCAACAGCAATGGCTAAAGATTATCAATTTATGAAAAAATCTGAGATGGAATATAAAAAGATGGAAGAACAAGCAGAACAAATGTCACAAATGGAAAGAATGAAAAATCAATATGTTCTGAGTGAATCATCTATGACAAAAGTCCAACAACAATATCAACCAAAAGCAAATCAAAATACAACACGCATTACAAAATTATCAGACCAATCAATCAATAATTATACCGATATTAGTGAGAAAAAACAAAATCTATTAATGCAACAACAAGAATTGGTTGATATGCAGAATATTTTGGAACAAATGCAAAATGAAGAACATTATGTTGCGGAAAATAAACAAAATATTCCACAACCAAAACAATCCAAACAAAAACAAACAGTTAAAAGTTTATTGAGAAACATAGACTCACAATCAAATGCAAGCACATCTATGTCAGCAGTATCAACTGTTTCAACCATATCAGTAAATCCAAACAAGAACCAAATTCTGGGATATGGTAAAAATAAAACAAATATATCAGTGCTTAAAGTGATTAACAAGTCTGATGTTGATTTTTGTAATCCAGTATATGATGCTATTTCATTTGGATCAGGATCAAACAGCAATGGGGGCAAAGGAGGGAAAAAAGGAGGCATCGTGATTGGCAAAAAGTAGATTATATTATTTATCAAATTTGTATTTACATATATATCATTCTAAAAAAATTGATATATATACATCAAGTTATTATAACATAAAGAATAACCAATAATTAAAATATAATGGTTAAACAGCCCGCTATATATATGAGTTCATCCGATAGTTCCAATAGCGATTCCGATGATAATACACAAAATAAATCAGTTAAAAAAAGAGGAAGGCCAAAGAAGGGTGATGAAGTAAAAGTTAAACCAAAAGAAAAGATTGATAAAACAATCAAAAAAGCACCACAAAATGTATTTATTAAAAGAAAAGATGATGATGATATTATATTGCGTTTGCCAGAATTATCTGATTCCGATTCAAGTGTTACCACAAACAACACAAAAAGTGGCAAAAAAGTGGTTCCTATTGTTAATAATAATGAAACATTCAATAAGGTTTCTAAGATTAAAACAATATTGGAAATGTCATCAGATTCAAATGATGAACAACCAAGTATGCAAAAATTAATCAAAGAACTTAAAGCTAAAGATGAAATTATTAAAAAATTGACAAATGATATTAAAAAAACAGGTCCAACACAACAATATAGTGATGCATCATCATCATCATGCAAAATAGCTACTACAACACATATCAATTGTGAAATAATTGATGTTAAAAGTGGCAATAGTATTGTTGTTGAAAAAACAAATGTGGCGTGTTGGTGGGATGCACATAAATTTTCATCAATGCCATGTTTTATTCCAGACAGATATACAGATGGTAAATATTATGTATTTGGATGTTTCTGTAGTTACAATTGTGCATTGGCATATAATTTATCTTTGAATGACAATAAAACACTATTCAGAAATGGATTGATTAGAAAATTATATAGTGCAATTATTCCACAAACTCTAGATAATCAGATTACTATTGCACCACAAAAAGAATTATTGCAATTATTTGGTGGTCCATTGTCAATTGATGATTTTAGAAAAACTTTTAAACAATTAAACAAAGAAATTAAAATTACAATACCACCATTAATACCTTTGGTATTAGTAATTGAAGAAACAGACAAGGATGTTAATTCATCATCTATTATAATTCCAGCTAAAATACATACATATAAGGGAAGGGGTGTTAAAAAAAATATTAAATGCAAATAATTAATTAATTTATTTATTACTATTATCATCTTTACCAACTTTAACTACTTTAATATTAGTTGTTTTACTTTTTGGTTGTATTTCTTCTACGCCAACATCATGCAATTTTTTAATATACATTTCTGGCACCGGATTGAACATATATTGGAATCCTTGTAAAAAAGCATCACACATATCATCTTTCTTTTTATGGCTATTTAATATTACATTATCTTGAATATTAATTAGTGCTTGACAGTATTTTATGCCTAGTTTTTTTGTCATTTTATATACATTGCCTTGTTTTAAAACAGATGATGTTGTTGCTTTATCAACCTTTAATTTATTACTTGGACAGATAAATTTAACTTCAATAATCTTACTTTTATTTTCATTTTTCTTATGGACTCCTTCTCTAACAAAATATGCAAATAGTAACATTGCAATTGTTTTCATTGTTGGATTTTTCATCGATGGTTGATTTTCAATTAACACATAATCGACTTGGAGAAATTCTTTTAATTCATCTAAAATGCCATATAAATTAACGGTTAAATTTTGCAATGATTGTTTCATACAACTTTTATTAGTGAATTTTTTAATGGTTATTTTTTTCAACATTTGAATACTACCCTTATCAAAATGTGTTTTGCACCAACAGTAATTATTTGAATTTTCAATACCCTTACAAGCATCTAATTTGCATTTTGGAAATACACATTTTCTGGTTTCTTTCTTGGAATACTCAATAAATTCAGGTTTAAATTTATCCAAATGAGTAGCACATGTAAATATTGAACCACCATTAATAACTGTGTTTCCATGAGTAGCAACAGAACAAAAATCTATTTTATCCTTATTTTTAACCTCATGTTTTGCTACTTGTTGGCACTGATTACCCCCTCTCACAGAAAATTGACATAATTGTTGTTCCTCAGCAAGATTTATAACATTCCATTTTTTAATCTCAAATTCATTCTTATCATCAGGCTTTTCAATCAAACAATATGCTAAATTCTTAATACCAACATCCCATGACAATATCTTCATTATTAATTATATTACTCATAATATTATTTATATAATGAACCTAATATATCTGTGGATTCTTGTGGATTTATTTTATTAACTATTTTATTCATATCATAAACTGTTATCGATTTAATTGTCTCATCCAATAATTCTAATGCTTGTTTTATTGGTGTTATTGTTATTGTTGTCTTTGTTGAATTCATATATATTATGTTAATATAACATTTTATAACATCATTTATATTTGAGTGTTGTATTTTACATCCCATAATTTTTACGATAAAAATTGAGTGTTGTATTTTACATCCCATAATTTTTACGATAAAAATTGAATTCCAAACTAACAATACAAACAACACACAATTATATACATATACCAATATTATTATAATGGATGATACAGACTATTATGATAAGATAAACAAAGATATATCATCGCTAGTTCAATTAGAATTAAAACCAAAAGATGTAAGAATATCCACAATGACTGTCATATGTAAGGTGCCATTAAAATTCATGTGTATCAATATAGCCAAATACATAAATTTAAATAGTAATGGCATATTGAGTGTTAAGTATGGCAATAAGAATAATTTGTTAATTGGTAGAAGTATGATAACAGTTAAAAAGAAAAATAAACCAAAAGTTAAAAATGTTGTCAAGACGGGTAGGCAGAAAAAACAAAATACATTTCAAAATCAAGTGACATTATATGTAAAAGTTAAAACAAAGGAAAAGCCAATTAATATAAAAGTCTGTTCAAATGGTTCTCTACAGATGACTGGTTGTATTAGTGTTATTGATGCATTAGAAGCATTAAAAACAATATTTGATGAATTTAAATCAATAAAAGCAGTATTCAATAAAGAAACAAATACAATAGATGAAATACAATATGTTTCTGAGATTGCTAAATTAAATTTTAAATATGTATTTGATTTTAATATTGCCATGATTCAATCTAATTTTAAGGTTCCATTTGAAATTGACAGAATTAAATTGTATGAATTAATGCGCAACGAACAATATAATTGCACTTTTGAACCTATAAAACATGCTTGTGTAAATATTTCATATGATCCAAATAAAAGTGGCAAAAGTGTTTCAATATTTGTATTTGAAAAAGGTTCAATATTGATCACTGGAGTCTCAAATTGCAAACAAATTTATGATGGATATATTTTCATAAATAAATATCTATTATCAAACATAACAAAAATAATTAAACAAAATAGAACTATTGTTCCACCACCTCAACCAGTGCAACAACAAAATCAAACAAATATTAATAAATATTTAAAATGATATTATCCTTTTTGATACTAAATTGCATGGTTGAATTATTTTATTCTCAATGTTTGGAACATGAAACATTCCATTTTGTATTTTTTCTGCTTTATCTTCAACATTATTTATATATGGATTAAATTCAAGTGTATCTTTCAATAATTCTCTTGTTTTTCTATTATCAACATAATATCTTGCATTAGGTGAAACTGATGTGGCAAATGTTAAATGGTCTGTTGTTTGATTCTGCAAATATGGTTGTGGATTTCTAATATTTATCTTTGTTTTATCACATATATTATATTCTGTAAATTCTTGTGTATATCCTTTATTATAGTTTGACAAAGTTGGTGCTCTACCTTTCATTACCTCTTCTCTTGCAGTATTCACAGATGATGTATATGCACTATGTCTTGATGGCAAATTATCAGTTCCTCTTGCAGTTCCATAATGGTTGATTTCTCCATGTATTTCTCTCATGGTTACATCTGGAACATCATTATAATCAATTGTTTTATTCTTAGGCACATATGAACCAGCTACACCAACATCATCATAATTGTGTATATTTCTCATGGTAGCATCTGGAACATCATTGTAATTAATTGATTTATTCTTAGGCACATATGAACCAGCCACTCCAACATCATCATAATTATGTATATTTCTCATAGTTACATCTGGAACATCATTATAATTAATTGATTTATTCTTAGGAACATATGAACCAGCCACTCCAACATCATCATAATTATGTATATTTCTCATAGTAGCATCCGGAACATCATTATAATTAACAGTCTGATTCTTCACAAAACCACCTACTGCACCACCAGCTCTGTCATATTCTCCATGAACATTTCTCATATTTTGATTTGGAACATCATTATAATTAACCGTCTGGTTCTTCACAAAGCCACCTACTGCACCACCAGCTCTATCATATTCTCCATGAATGTTTCTCATATTCTGATTAGGGACATCATTGTAATTGATTGTTTGATTCTTCACAAATCCACCAATTGCACCACCAGCCCTATCATGTTCCCCATGAATATTTCTCATATTCTGATTAGGGACATCGTTGTAATTGATTGTATGGTTCTTCACAAATCCACCAATTGCACCACCAGCCCTATCATGTTCTCCATGAATGTTTCTCATGTTTTGATTAGGAACATCATTATAATTTATTACTTGATTTTTATTTGTTGTGCTATTACCGAGTGGTCCTAAATAATTCAATTCTGTATTGCGCAAGGTGGCTTTTGGAACACATGTTTCATGATTTGGTCTTGCTTGTAATCCTTCAACAAGATGAACATTTCTGATTGGCGCTTGTGTAAAACTTTGTTTATTCGGATCTTTTGATTTACCATGTGTATCAATAGCACCAGTTTTTTCAATTTGTGATTTAGCACCACCACAATGCATGTGTTCTGCTACACCTCTTGCAGTTGTAGCCATATTGATAGGGTCATATTTGCCATGTATAGCAGGGGCACTCAAATTACCACCAGTTTTAACCATATCACATGGTGCAGTCTCTCTATACCTTAATGGTCGCCTCTTAGCTTGTGTTCCAATTGTTTTACCATTATTACCCTTCATACCATGATTCATACCACCAACATATGAAGTTTTTGGTTTATTTGCACATCTCAAATCATCAACAGTTTTTGGTAAGACTCTATATGGATCATGATAACCGAATTTAGCTTGTTCATTTGGTCCCATGCCTAAGCCCGGTGTTACTTTTGTAGGTTGAAACAATTTTTCACCACGGCGCTCTTTGGATGGCATATACCGTGATTCATAATAGTCAGTCATAACTGGTGTTCCAAACAGATTTGTTACACCAGTCAATGGACTAAACAATGGTGAATATTCCGTTTTGTGTATGTAATCATCTCTGTCGGCATTGCCAGTGAATAATTCCATACGGCGTTGATTTAAATTATGTGCATGTTGTTCTTTGAATGGATTACTATCTTTGCTATTAAAACTTGGTGTCATATTATTGTGTGTCATATCATTAACAACATTATATGTCATATTGAGTCCATCATCAAATTTTGAATAACCACCATTTAATGCTAATGTTCTTTCCGTTTCCATACGACCTATTCTATTTATATTACCATCAACTGCATTACTGGATACTGGATTTTTTGCATTGTTAAATGATAATTGATTGAATTGTTCCAAAAAGTTATTTTCATTACTATTATTTTTATTAATTAATTTTTGTCCTTGTGTCAAAAAAAATGTTGGATCATTTGTAGCACTTGCCACACTATTCTGAGAAGGTGAATCTGCAGAATCTGAAAACCTTGATACATTATCACTATCTATTTTTTTATTGTTTTTGTTATTTTTATTATTATTGGAACTATTGCGTTGTGCATAGAAATTTTGATGACCAATTTTTTTTTGTGCTAAATTAACATATTCTTTTTGCATAGTATCAACAATATTCGCTCTATGAAACATTTTAGCGTATAATTTAGCCCTAGAAAAAATAATATATAAGTATAATATATAATAAAATGAATTCAGGATCATCTGGTGGTTTTAGTCGTTTAGCATATGATGAGTGTCAATTTCAAAAAAAGGTGGCTGAAAGCACTAATCCATTAAGCTATAAATTATATGAAGGTAAATATGAGAATTGCAAAAAATGCGTTCATAATGGTCAATTTTATCGTCCATCCGATTTGGTTGATGTTGAATCAGAACTAAAGAACATAACACGGGGCGCTTCAAAATGCCCCCAAAACAAATATAATCCATTCTGCAAAAAATCAAAAAGTTGCACAAGCACTTTTGATAATTCTGTGCCGGTTGTCCTTGGTCACGAATCATGTCCAATTGTATATAACAATATAAATAAGGCCACATGTCCGGGCTATTCTATTTCAAATGGAACAAACTGTTGCAATCATTAGATACGCATTATATTATTAAATTGTATTATACTAAATTTTTATAAAAATATTGATAATTTTAATATTTGAGATTATGTGTTATATACTAATATATCATCCAATTTATGCAAAATACAAATGAACAAGACAAACAAACAAATCAATATCATCAAACAAATCAATATCATCAAACAAATTATACCACTGATTCAAAACATCCATCATATCCACAATATGGTGCAGAAATGGATTATGTGCATATTGAATTTGATGAACCACAAGCAAAAAAACAAAGAACGCAAAAATAATATTAAACATATAAATAATGAGTTATGTTATACATATATTTTTTGATATTTGAATATATATAATTATGTCTGGTATGTTTGGTATATTATTTTATAGTGGAAAGAAATGTCCTACATCTGATAATTTAAGAAAAGTTATGCATGATCAAGAATTATTGCAATTTTTCACACAACAATGTGTCGATACAATGTCTATTGATGAACTAGTTAAAATGGGATTAAAAGTTATACCTACATTGGTTGTATTGCAAAAGAATGGTGGAAAACAAATTTATGATGCACCACAAGCATTTCAATGGGTAGAATCAATTGTAAGAAGTAGAAGGGAAGCAATAATTAAAACTGCAGAACATACAAGAAAATTGATAAATATTGACAATACCAAAATGCAAATCAAAGATAATTTACAAGATCATGATCCTCTAGTTACTTCTGGGGTATCTGACGGTTTTTCATCATGGAATAATGATATAACAAAAGACAACTCGGACGCACAACCTAAAAATTATCTACCTTATGGAAAAGATGAACAATTTAGAATTATGACTTTTGTTGATAATGGAGCAAAAATTTCAAGTGCAGAACAAGAAAAACAATTAGCATCAGTTATGCAAACTAGAAATATTCAAACAAATACTATTAAAAAATTCTATGAACAACAACAAATTAACACTGTAGTTAGCAAACAAGGAGTACTATAAGGTTTGCAAGTCTAAAATACATAAAGATTATATAGCATATATTTATAATTATGGAAGATATAAAAGTTACTTTTGGTGTTGTTAAAAATAATTTGAATAATAACAGTGATGAATATAAATTGTTGGTTAAACAGATTGATGAATATAGGGTAAGAATTGCAAATAATATTAACAAATGTGTTATGGTATGTAATACGGTCATATCAAATTTAGCCAATACAATTTCAAAAAATTTCCCCGATGACCAATCAATTGGGACATATTCTGGGGTTATCAAGGAAGTTGTTGAAAAACGGCCATTGGAACCAATTTCTTTATTTTTGTTGCATGTATATAGAAATGATGAATATAGGGAAAATATTTTGTCTGGCAATGATAATTTCTTCTTATCAAACAATCATAATCATTTAACAAATTCTGATAGTGAAAAGATTAGTATTATGTTTCAATTTAAAAATTCATGGTCATTTATGAGTAATGATATGAAGCAATATACAAGACAAAGTATGATAACCATTGTTAAGACATGCGAACAGTATATTAAATATAAATCTGATAGTTGTGACATTGATGACATTTGTAAAAAAATAAATTATGTGTGATTTTAGTGCGTGTATTCGTATTTGAATTATATGTCAGTATAATTCAAATGACCACTACAAATTCAGAAAAAACAAAAAATCTTGAACTTATTATTAATCATAAATCATTGGAATCAGCATTGGGGGAAATTATAAAACTTGTTAAAAATAAATCATTAGAGACGAATGTTGATAATCTAGATATGACTGATGATGAAAATATAAGATTGCATATGGTGCATATAAGATTGAGAACAACATGTGATACACTTATGGAGGGTTTTGGTATGTCATATACGGATGATAATAGTGAAGTTCCAACAAAACAGTCTAATATTGCATTTGATAAAGTTAAAATTATCAAGAAAATATACAAAACTCTTGTTAGCAATGTTGATATGTTAATTGGACAAGAAATTGATGAAAAATTTGTATCAGATATTAATTTGTTTATGATTAAAAATGAATTGGGTAAAACTGTTACAATTATCCCCGGAATGGATATTGGTTTAGTAATCAATTCATTTACATCAGAAGAACTAACCGTTTTGTGGAGTTATATGTATATTGTATATATTGCTACTATTAAGATTATTGCATCAACAAACAAAAATAAAAATGATGGCAAAGAATGGAATTGTATGTTAGTATTGCAGAAGAGAGTAGCAAGAATGGGATTGACAGTTGGTAAGAATAATAAATTATTTAATCCATATGTTGGTTTGATTAGTGATGGAACTGATATTGATGTTAAAAATTTGTTTAATAACATTGAAGGAATTAAAGAACCATCTGAAGCAGATTTATTGAGTAATATTGGATTGGAAAGTATGCTTGATATGGAAAAACTAAATGAACAACTGAAAAATATTGATGATGATGAATTGTCAAATATTACAAATACAATTACATCAATGATAGGTGGAAGTGCAAACTCTGGAGATAATGATGTGACTGATACTTGTGGTCTTTTGATTAAACACATTGTAGATGATTTGAAGAAAAATGGAATGAAAAATATGATGAATACTGCAATGAATGTTAGTGCACAGATGAATAATACTGGTGCTTTGGATCCAACAAAGATGAGCAAAACGGCAGAACAATTGAGTAAATTTATGAATAACAGTAATGAAAAAATCCAAAATATGACTGATGCAAGTGGTAATCCAATTGGTCCAGCCGTTATGAATTCTTTGCCAATGCAATTGTTGAAATCTATGAGTATGAATAAATAAATTTTTATGCGATCAATTATAAGTTACTAATTTAACAAGTAACATTATAATAACATTATTTCATGACTACAAACAATGAATCAAATAATTTATGGCAAATAGTCAATTATGATGATTTAGTTTATTTTTTGAAAGGCAGTTTAAATGCACACATAATGCTTGGTATTGTACTACCAAATACACCAAAAACTATTAAAACAACTATTAAAACATATATCAAAAATAAATCTAAATTGTTTCCAAATGTAACATTCTTATATTATGTTGCAAAGAACACTGATATTGGTAAAAATACATTGCTAGATAAAGATGCATCAAAATATCCATTTGTATATTGCATATATAATACTAAACATATATTGGCAGAAGTATCTAATGTTGATGGTTATGATGCAATTGATGAATGTTTTAATGAAATTGAGAATGATTATGCAATTCATTTGCATCAATGGGAAAATAAAGACAGAGAAAATGAACAACATGAATTTCAAAAACAAATAAAAATTCAAAAAAATTTACAAGAACAAGCTAATACTGAAAAAAAAAAATTATTGGATAAACTTATAGTGTTAAAAGAAAAAGGGGCAGAATATCAAATGAATTTTGTTGAAGATATTGCTATGAGGAGAAAAGAAGAATTGAGCAAATAATAATATTATCTTGTTTGATTATATAATGGAGAATAAAGATAAATTTTGGTTAGAGGAACCATCAATATTATACAAAAAATATAATATTTTTTTTCCATATCCATCAATGACAAAAGAAGAACAACTAAATGCAATAACAAGATTATGCATATATGTGTTAATTCTAATGATGTTATTAGGGACATCTGATATTTGGATACAAACACCAATTATTATAATTATCATCATTGTTATTTTTAATTTGGTTACTAAAAATAATACAGAACCTAAACAAACTAATGATTCTGAACAATATGCGATATCTGAAAATAAAACACCAACAAAAATCCCTAAAGTAACATTTATTGATGATAATGGACAATATAATGAAAAAAAAGGAGCATATAGAAAAAAAAATAGACATAATTTAGCAACCATGGAGAATTATAAAAAAAATACTTGTAGAAAACCAACTGTTGATAATCCATATATGAATCCTACAATAAATGATACTTTATTAGCAGATGTGCCAGAACCATGTAATGCCGATGATGAAGAAATAAAAAATGATATAAATGTAAAATTTGACACTGAATTATACAAGGATACCGGAGATTTGTTTGATATAAAAAACAGTCAAAGACAATTTTATACAGTTCCTACACCAAGCAATCCACCAGACACTGTGGCATTGGCAGAATGGTTATATGGAAATAAACCATCTTGCAAATCTTCACAAAGTGCATGTTACAATTATCAAAATCTAATATCAAGACAAACACCTAGATTGTAATTTAGTTGATGTATAAAATAATTATTGCAATCATTAATACAACACATATATTGAAAAGCCAATTATTGCATTTTTCAATAGGTTTCTTATTATTATTCAAATGTTCTATTTTATTTAGCATCAAGTATTCTGGAACATTATTGTATTGAACTTTACTCTTTTTGCATCTCATATTTAATATTTCTAATATAAGTATTGATTATAATCTTTGTTATTATCAACAGTTGATGGTTCTAACTTTATAATTTCATCTATATTTTCATCAATATTAGGTTCTGTAAATTTACTTTTATACATCCTATATGCAATCTCTGGAATTTTATAACCTTGAGTTAATAATCTATAATTATTTCTATGCAATGATAATTCATATGATGTTGTTATATGTAAAACTCTAACGCGATATGAGTATTCTTTTGCAATATCAATATAAATTTTTCTGGATGATTCATTTGGATTGGTGGCATCAATAATCATAGATTTATTATTATTGATTAATTCTTGGACTAATTTAATACAAGCTTTTTTGGTTTTCATTTTATCCTGATTTACAATTACATAACCATAATTATCACATATTGTTTGTGCATAATGTGATTTACCTGATGCTGGATATCCAACCATTATACACATTTCTTTATTATATGGTTTAAAAACATATTCATTTTTTGGTTTGACATTCAATTTTGGATATTCAATTTTTGGGATATTTTCTTTTTTTGATAAAAATAATTTATCCGGTGTAACAAAAGATAAACCACAATTTAATGCAAATTTTAAATCGCAATCTGAATGATCACCTTTTCTACCACATGCATCACCACAATAAAAACTATTATCAATATCAAATTTAACATCACCATCACTATTATCATCAATTATCATATTATTAAATAATGTTGGAAATGGTTTTCTGTATTTATTTATGCCAGTTGAACATAATATTTTTATTTGAATTCCTAAAACACCAATAATACTCTCAATTTTCTTCATCCACAATTTTGCATTAGTTAATCCTTTTTCAATGCCACCCTGATTACTCACAATGATAACACAATAATTGTCTCTTACATATTTCCGTAAAACATCCAAAACATTATCACTGTAAAATATCCAATCATTATTATCAATAGCAAATTTTTTGCCAGATTTAGTTTTTATTAATGTATCATCTAAATCAAATATTGCTAATTTTGGCATTATAGTAAAATCATTTGTCATGCCACAAATATAATCATCTGTCACTGTCCAATTAATCATATGTATTTAACATTATTTTATCTATTATTATATGCAAATATTGCAAAGTTCAATTTTTGTATAAATATTCTTTGAACATTGTATAATGTGGCACAATGACATTAATGAGTATGAGCGTGGAATGCCCTTGAGGACATCCTATGTTGTTGATAAACCAATGCATGATTTAAATGCATACAATGATTTTAACATATATGACAGACAATCAAAAAAAACCAAACATAATATTGCATCAAATGATGTTATTGGTAATTATGCTGATTTAGCAATTAGTATGACTAATATAACAGAACAAACAAAACCAAATGCTATGTGTGTTAATGGAATTGAACATATATGCAACATAATAATGAAAAAATCACCTATAATTAATGCAATTGGATTATATACAGTATTTGGTGCATTATATATGGCATCAAATGGTGCTACTGAAATTGAATTAAAAAATTGGTTTATGTATCCAAAAAAAGAATATCTCCATGATGGATTACATAATATTGTTAAATCATATGCAAATATAAATTCAATCAATATTAAAAACATTATGTTGATTGGTCATGATGTTCCGTATAATGACAAATTTTATAGTAAAATTAAAAATTTATGTATTATAGGGAGAGTCAATATACAAGAACCAAAAGAAGAAGCACATAGATTAAATATGATCATGCAAAAAATGATGATTACATATGGAGAAATTGGAAAACCATTAGTAGCTGGAAATATAGAGGATTTACAATTGATGTTTTTAAATTTATGTGTCATAAGACCTATATGGACAACACCATTTGATAGAGTTATGAAAATTAATAATGTTAAATATATGTGTAGTAATAATAAAAAACATTATTATTATGAGGATGGTAAAATTAAATTGATTGAAATAGAATGTGAAAATGATAGTTTGAGATTTGGTGTAATTAATTCTAGAGTAGCTATTGAGAAATTAAAATTTATGATAGCACAAATGAAATTTGTAATGATGAATGAAGTTAAAATTATTTCATTCACAAAAAATTACAAACTCAGATTTACAAATTTGCTAAAAGAATTAGGTTTATCAACAACATTTGTGAGAACTTATGCACAAAATATGTTACCTGAAGGAGCAATTTTACAAGATGTTGTCCAAAATATATCCATTATTATTGAATGTAATAATGAACCAAATGATACAAATAATATTGGTTATACAACAAATAGAAAGTTTATTATGAATGAATCTGATATGTTTTATTTTAGATTAGTTGAAAATAATGTTATTGTTTTTGTCGGGTGTTAAATGAAATTTTATACATTTTATTATTTAATGAACATGTTGAATAAATATTATTTAATTCTGTTTGTTTAGCATATTTACCATTCAGTATCATATGATAGTTTTTATCATCTGGTATATTGTTTTTGTATCTATTGAAGAAAAATTCATCCGCTTGATTATGTCTAAAAATAATTTTACAATATCTATCATCAATATTTTCATCTCTGTCTATTTCAATAATGTAAATCATAATATGTAATTTAACAAATTTTTGAATTAAAATTGGCATAATTGTATCAATGTCATATTTCTTATAGTCTGGAACATATGAATCATCATTGCCTTCGGCTTGGTTGTTCAATTGCATAATACCAAAAATAAGTTCCATGAGGATTGTTAAAATGATTTCATAAAAAAATGTTATTGGATCATCTTCTTCATCATATGTCTCCGCAAATGTTTGCAACTGTGTACCAAGTGAATCATTATCATCATCGTCCATTAATAATTTCCATGCAAAGGATTCTGCAGTGTATGTATCATCATCCATGTTTTAGTATTAATAATATAATATTCATGTGTTTTTATATCAAATTAATTTTCAAAGCATGATATATATGGAATTAGATGGTTTTACAATGATGGTAGATCCACGGATAACTGAATACATGCATAAGAAAAAATATTACAGAAAACATAATATTAAACCTATTGTTCCCCTTGAAAAAGAATATCGAATAACAAATTCTGATTTAAAACAAATACAAAATATTAAACATGGTATTAAAACAACATCTACTTTTAATCAAGACTTTGTAGATCCTTATAGGGGTTCAAATAGACAATTTCCATCATCTAATTTTGAAGTTGATTCAAGATTTGATAGATTAAAGAAAAAACAAGAAAAGGATAAAGAAGCAAATAATATGAGACATAATTATGATATTATGTATCAAAAATATGATATGTACAAAAAATCTAATGAATTTCAACATAATCCAAATGAAATAAATTATCCTGTCAATACAAAGATGATTTATAAACAACCAAAATTGCAAAATTATAATAATAGGTTGCATTATGGAGAAATTGAAGATGAAGAAGGTAGTTTAGATGGTATTATTAGTAAAATTGACAGTTTCAAACAAAAGAATGTCAAACAGAGAGATATTGATATGGATAATTATATGAGACTTGGTTTAGGAAGCACTGTATCACAATCAAAAAAATCCAATGGATATCCAAGCAGTTTTGAACATGGATTTCAATATATTAATGATGATATGCAACAGCCAGCACATGTAGTTATGGAAAGAGGCATATTAACCAGAAATTACAATACACAAAGAATTGCAAATTAATATTTATTGCATCCAAAAGCATGTAAATTTGAATTTGTGCATTTCATAACACATCTCTCTGGTTGTCTTGGTTTCTCAACTGGATGCACATTGTCGCCCCACGGCTTTACTATATTAAATTGGTGATTATCTTTTGCTTCTAATTTGGAATTTACTGCACCATTCCAGAATATATTTGCTTGTGGATCATTTGGCAAGTTATAAAACCTGTTGATTGGAACTCCCTTGTATGATGTCGCGGGATGTGATAATCTTGATGAATCCCTATCAAGCATATTGTCGCAATATGGTTGATCGTATTTTTGCATCTTTGTTAAATCAATTGGATTGGTTTTACCACTCTTGCATTTTGATAATTTTACATTTCTATTTGACATAATTGAATCAACATCAATCAAATCTTGTTTTGGTGCAAATCCTGTCTTGCTTGTTCTACTTACATCATTTCCAATACCATTGTTTGATGCCCTAGCACTGGTAGCACCAATAGGCAAACAACTTTTACAATTATATATCTGATCTGTAGCAATTTTATAACCTAATGGTCCAGTGCTTTCCTTTAATCTATCATTATATGCACAACCATCATATGATAATCTTGAAGAATGTCCAATATTCATATTAATCTATATTATGCATCAATAAAAAAAGTTTATCATTATATAATTATTATTATGGTTTTAATGTGTTTTTATTTTGATTTAATATATGTATAATGATTTATTATGTTTCACAATCTTTTTATTGTGTCTTATATTTAATAACCTATATTAGTTAAAAAAATTGATATAAATACATCCAAACATTATATAAACTAATATTATCATCAAAATGGCAGAAGAAATAATATTTAAAAAGAGCAAATTTAACATTGATGTTGAGGAAATTGATAAACATGTTGCAAAAGGATATGAAGCAAGTTGGTATAGAATTAAATTTAGTGGTGATGATATTTATATTCAGATGGTTAATTCATTAAGAAGAGTAGCCATCAATGAGGTGCCGACTTATGCAATACCAGTTGAATTAATAAAAATTGAGACAAACACAAGCACAGCATTTAATAATGATTATATGAAACTCAGATTAGGATTTTTACCAATTTATGGAGTGCATTGTAATTTGTCATGGTTAGATAAAATATATTATGATAAAGTTAATTTTGCAGACCAAACAAGAGACAAACATGAAGATGAACAGTTAGTTGAAATATATATCAATTCTGAGAACAATACAACGGATAATATAAATGTTACAACAAATGATGTCACAATGTATGTTGATGGAACAAAAATTGAACCATACAATCGTAAATTTCCAATCCTAATAATTAAATTAAGACCAAATGAAAAATTTAAATGCACAATGAATGCAGTATTAGGGATAGGTGAAATGAATGCCAGATGGAAAACTGTGAGAAATGGAAATTATATGGAAAATGACAAGGGAGAATTTATATTGACTCTAGAAGGAAACCAACAATCATCAGAATATGTGATTTTAATTAAATCATGTAAATGTTTAATTAAAAAACTAATGAATATCAAAACAATGATAAATACGAAACTCCATAAAAAAGAACTTTCTGACGAAAACCCCTTGAAGATTAAATTGGATGGAGAAGATAATACCATTGGAGAAATTATCAATTATGAAATGCAAAGTCATACTCAAGATATTCTATTTGCGGGTGTAGCAAGAACAGATTATTATGTCAAAACAATTACATTTACAATTCAAACAGTTGAAAAAGTAAGACCAATTGATTTGTTCATTGAAAGTGTTGATTTGTTAATTAAAAAATATAGTCATATTGGTAAATTGCTGGAAGATATGACTAATACAACAGAATCATCTAGCTCATCGGCATCATCCAAATCATCAAATTCATCCGATTCAGAATCCGATGATTCGGATACTCCAATTGTCAAAACAAAGAAAAAATCAAAATAATTACAACAATAATTCAGTCAAAATGATTATATCAACATATTTATCACAAATAACATCAACTGATAATCCTTTGTTTTTTATATCTTCAACCAATTTCTTTCTGTCAAAAAAACACAATTTTAAATTTTGTGTGTTTAAATTTTTAAGATAATCATAAACAGTAGCCACTGTTATTGAAAATGTATCATTCTCATTATTGTTTTTTAATTTATTACTAATATACAAATAATGCAAGTCATACAATATTTTCTTTATGTTTGGTGAAAGTAATTCATATAATTTACTATTCTTATGTTTTCTTGTTTTGTGATATATATTTAAAATCTCCTTTGATAATGTTTTTAAAGCCATATTAATTCTTTTTATTACATCCTTATGATATTTATGCATGTATGGTAAAATATCATATAATTTATCAGTTTGATACATATACAAATAAGACATATGTTGATTTGTGTATGTTGCCATATTTGTCATAATCAATTTGTAAATCTCAGTGTAAAAATAATATATTCCAGTATTTGTAACACATACATATCCAATATTTGATACCTTTTTATTTGCTATTGTTTCAAGATGCATATTCCATAATGATAACATCAAATCATTCATATGTGGAATTACTATATTAATACTATTGTCACAAAATTCAAGTTTGATATCCGTAATAATATTATTATTTTTCATTCCATACAAAAATAAACATTCAATTTTTGCATCATTAATACCATATTGTCTAAAATCTGGATGTCTCAATTGAAAATAATAATGAATAATTTTGTCAAGATTTGTGATATTATTAACATTAATATATTTGTCTGCCAATACAATATTATTGCAATATGTTATATACCATTTAGTATCATAATAGAATAAACAAGCATGTTTTTCACAAATTGTTGTTTCATAAATCAATGATGATTCTATTGGTATTACAATACTAGTGGCAGTGGTCATGGTAGCAATTTTTGGATACATCAATATTGTGTCCATTGTGTATTTGTCCAAAACACACATACTAGAATTGTGTAATATGTTATCAATAACTGTGTTTGGATGGTGCATATGTTGGGGTATTTCATTAATTGATAATAATATTAATGGTAAATCATCAAAATTAATAACATTAATGTAATTTGTAAATGTGTGATGGATAGTTGTTGATAATAATTTGTTGAACCATAATTCTAATGTATTTTTTGCAGTCATAATATTATTATATTATAACATTGTTTATAAGTATTGACCATATATATTCAAACAAAATATGTGTATGATATGCCAATAAACATGTCAATAAATTTCTAATCTAAGAGTATATGTATATTAATAAAATAGATGATCTTATAGATAAAATTATTGATGATTTTTATATAACAGTCATTTCAACAAACAAAAATCTAACCAAGATTATCAAAGAGTCAAATTTCTCCAAATACCAAAAAGAAATCAATGAGACATTAGACAAATACATAAAAGTTATCAATATCAAGGAAATCCAAGATATTGTAAAAAGTGGCGATGCAGTTACAACAATCAAAGAAACAATTAAGAAATATACAACAATATACTTATTTTTAACAATTGGATTCCATTATAGCAACAAAGATGATACATATATAAATAACATTATTGAATTTACAAAATATCAGTCTTCATATGAATACAAAATAGTTAATTTTTTCAATTCAGAGGGAAATGCATTGATAATAAAATATTACTTTTTGATTAAAAATATAGTAGCTTTATTGAATGCTGATAAAAACAAATTAGAAATAATGAAATCAAAGCAAAATTATAAAGATGCAATTGTGTTTTTGAATAGTTTAGGTGGTGGATTTGTTAATAAAAATTTCAAATTAGAATCAGTTGATAACAATATTAATGATCAGTGTCACAATATTATTAAAACAATTATCATTGTTGAGTTGTACAAAACATATGAAAAGAAGGATTTTTTTAGAATGTTGGAAATTACAGAATCATTAGAAGGAGAATATACATTTATTGATATAGTTGTGCCAACCAAAAGACATATTGATTTTAGCACAATAGAAAGTTTATTAACAAGAAGGGAAATCAATGAAGGTATGGCAAACTCTATATGGGACTATTTGATGGAATATGAAGATAAAATGAATGAACCACCAGAAACAAATGAAAATAAAATATTAATGTTATTGAAAGGTGGTTTTATGCATCCAATTTGTGATGATTTTTTGTTATATCATAAAGATTCTGAAAATTATGACAGAAAAGTTGATGACAAAATGAGGAAAAAAGATGATACTAAAATACGCTATATTGTTAATAAGATTGAATCAACAACAGATTATTATAACGAAGCAATCAAGAGAGATAAAAAACTATTGGATGAAATTAAGAAAAATTTTTATGGACCTTTGACCAACAAAAAAGCAATATTAATCAATCATTTAGAAGATATCAAAATTATAAATAAATATTTAAACTATGATCTAGGTTCTGGTGAAAATAGTGGATATGTTGAAGATTTAAAAAAAATCAAATTATATCCATATATAAACTTTAAAGATTTTGAACATGGTGGTTTTAGTCTAACTTTGGAAAACACCATAAATATTGTTAGGGCTATTAATTTTACTGCCAATGAAGAAGCTAAACAAAATAGTTTTTTACAAATGAGAGTGGGAAGTAAAAATATGACTGTCAATATTGTTGGTTTTATGATACCTACTAATTTGAAATCAATATATTGTTTGAAACATAAACATGTTGTTGATATCAGAAAAATTGTCACAATTAATAAAAACAAATCTGACAAATCAAATAATAAATTAATCAAAAACAAAGATGATAAACTTGTAACAACATATCTTGAAAGCATATTATATGGTGGAAGGGCTCATAAAGCATCTCTATATTGGTTATTTGATGATACAATGCAAGTGGGTCAAGAGGGTATCAAAACAATTATAGCAAATATATATGATAATGTTATCAATGGATTGACGTATTATATTATTGAAAAAATAGAAAATGAAAAGAAAATCACAATACAAGAAGGTTACAGAATTATAAAGGAATTCACACAGAATATTATTAATATACCAAAATCAACGCCAAATTACAATGAAATCGAAACTGCCATATATTCATCACTAGAAAAGGTGGCCGAAGAATATGATAAAAATGAAGACATTATGTTCGGATTATTGGATGATGTTGTTTCAATGAAAAAACATAATATAAAAGATAAAGTTGGCATTAAAACAATTGTTCTAAATACTGCTACAAGCGGGAAACATAAAAATAAATCAAATGATGATGATGACAATGGTGATATATCAAATAGTGTATGCCAACATACAGTTACATGGAATAGATTAATGACAATGCATAAATCTAGAAATTCTAAATATACCGATGAAATGAATATATTTACACAACAATATGTATTAGAAAATGTTGATGGTGAATATGTATGCAAAAGTTGTGGTGCTCAAATAAATATCAAAAAATATATCACTGATGGAGTATTTGATAATGATACACAAAAATTTATAACTTATGGAACACCTATGGAAATCCCCTTGGAAGATATGATTGAATATGAAAAATATAAAGTGGCAATTAGAAATTTAGACAAATATGTTGAGAAAGTAGCAATGGTGGCCAATATATTAAACTATATTGGAACAAATACAAATGTTAGATCAAAGAGAAATATTATTGTTAAGGATGCTATTGATATAATGTTATTGAACAATCAAAAGAAAATTTTTGAAGAAAGAAATAAATACAAAAATGCTAAATATGGAATTGGTAAAGATTTAACAAAAATGTTTGCCTTTCCTTTAGAAAACAGTATATTTATTCACTCTAGTAAGGATGTTGATTATTTCAAATTGATTAAACAAAATAACATATTGGCATATTTGATTATCATGATTATGATAGAAATTAATGATACTCAATTAACATTCATTGGCACTGATAAAAAAGGAACATGTAATTTTTCAATATTTGACAATATATATGAACAGTTATTTGCAAATCTAAAAATAATCAAAAATAATGCTGGTGATACAGTCCCTATAACAGATTATAAAATATTATGCTATATCATGTATATTATTTCATGTTCAATAGTGAAATATAATATGTGGCATTTTGAATATCCAGACAAAGCAAATAAAAAACAATTTGTATCACTCCTACAAAAAAGTGTTATTCATACAGTTGTTGATATATTAAATAGCATTTTAGAATATGCCACAAATAAAAATGCCAATCACATCTATGAAATTATTAGTGTTAAATTCTACAAAAAGATGAGTGATATGTTTAGTAATGAAGAAATTTATGCAAATTTTAAATTAAATGCCGAATTGGCATTATATAATAACAAAAAAGTTTCATCAGTTCAAAATAAAGAACAAATATTGCTATCTGGAAAATACACACCAATGCCATATGAGGAACCAATAAGAAAAACACAAAGACCACCTAAATATTATATTAAACAAAGGGAAAAACTTATCTATCAAAGAATATTTTACAAAAATAATATCACAAATTGCAATGATGGTAAATTTCATTCATGGAAATATATTAATAAAAGTATAAGATGTGCCATATGTGATGTTAAAATGATTGATATTAAAATGGATGATAAATTTGAAAAAAATGATGCAATATTAAAGAATTTTAAATATGATAGATTGCAAAATTATGCATTAAAATATTGTATTAAAGATGGTGAATTGCACCACTATGTTAAAAATGTTTGCACAAAATGCAAAAATTCAAATGCTCATAAATATTCACATTCAGAATTGGACAAGATTAATGATATTTTAGAAGAACATAGGAAATCATCAAATGCCATTGAAAATAAAAAAAATAAACAAAATCAAAAAAATATAGATGAAGAACAATCATATTACGGTAAAGTAACAGAACATATTATCAAAACTTATGGTTCAACATCTGATTATGGATATATTAAAAACTTGTTGGATGAAATACAGAATGTTATTGGTAATGAGGCACATATTGGTTCGGATACATTTTTAATTGAGAATTCATACATAATTGACCATGACCATTTGGGTTATCCATTGAATAAACCAGTAATAATAACAGATGGAGACAATAAAATCATGCATAAAACAAATCATCCATTTTTCAAAACAGATGTGATATATTTTTCAAGTTACAAAAATGGTAAAATTGATGTATTTTATGATGCCATAACAAAAATATTATTAGGATACAAAGAAGAAAGTAAAAATTATTCAATCAATAATCTGACTGACAAAAAAATTACCATAAAATACTCAATATTTAATAAATTAAAATTGATGGGATACAATTATCAATACATCAATGTTACAGAAGCATATAATGATTATGTTGCTGAAATGGGTTATGATGAAAATGATAAAAATATCAATAGTGAATTGATAACAAAATTGATATTGAATGATTTAATAAAAATGAGAACACATAATTTGAAAAAAGCAATAACAGAATTCCAAAGATTAATTTACAGAATATTCAATAGTTGGATCGGTGAAGATGCAATTGTTGATAAACATAGTAAAAAAATACAACATATTCATATGTCAGATGCAAATAATAAACATACCGTATTCAAACATTGGAAAGGTGTTGTTAATGGATTTGTGCCACATAAAATATCTGCAGAACATATGAATATTAATTTTGGAACATATAAAATGATTAATGCTGAAATAATAAATAATATGGATAAAACTGGCAACATGATTCTGTATTTTATAACAATAGAATTACACAAATTATTTAAATACAATACAACAAAATTTGTTAAAGCAAATATATCATATTTCATCATTGATTATATCAACACAACATTTGCTTTGTTCAATCAAGAGAACATGATGGATAATTTTGATGTTAAGAGATTTAAATATATTATGAATAGTGATATGAAAAAGAATGTTAATGATAATTTTGAGAAGGCATCAGAAGAAATATACAGTGAGAATATACAAAATGATGAACAAAATATCATAGTGGTTTCTGATAGTAAAGATGATGATGGATTGCCAGAAGAAAGTGAATCATATGATATGGAAATAGAAGAAGATAGTGATGCTTTATCCGATGGTGAAAGATAAATTAAAAATTGAATTGCATAATATCTAAATTTATATGATTTTGATATTATTACTATGGAACAAATACAATCTTATTATGAACATGAATATTTGAAGAAAATGCAAGAATTCCATAATGAGGAATTAAGAAATATTGGTAAAAATACGGTTGTAACAATACTAGATAACAAACAATACAATTTGATGACATATACTATTATTTCGGTTGATTATGGATTGTTTTGTATGGTGATTCGTATTGAGGCTACAAAAAATGATACATTTATATCATTCTGGATTAATGATATATTTGTCAATTATTATGATTCCACAGGTGATTATTCTATGGATAGAAGTGAATATAATTTATGTATCAAAACATTGAATGATGTTTATAATGATTGCAATTTTAATAATGTTTATTTTTCGGAGTTTTTGGAATTTATTGCAGAACACACAGATACTGTTGATGCTTGGTATAGAATTGCAGAAAATATTACATATCATAATTAATATTCACGGCCAGTAACAGATACTATACCAGTGCCATCAGGTGTTTCATCTAGAGTTATCAATTCAATAACAAATGAATGATCCAAATTCAAGAAATTAAACAATTCACCAGTTGGATAATAAAATGCAAATGATAATTTTGATAATGTTGTTGTATCATAGAAAAATATTGGTGTTTGCACATGTTCATCATCAAGTAATTTTCCAACACATCCATCAAATATTATCTTTGCAAATACATTGTTTATTGTATTCTGTCCAATATGTACTACATTGCTTGCTTCATTGCATGTCATTAAAATGTAATTTGATTTATTCACCATTATACCATTATATGATGTGTCTTTTGAACCAACATAATGTGTTTTATTTGTTATCTCATTATTATATATTGTTATTGAATTAGTTTCACCAACATTTCTAAATCCTAATTCATTTCCAAATGTATCCGTATAATTGAACAATAGACTTATTTTATTAGCCACCAAACATTTCACTGCATAACCACCATATGTTGTTGTTGTATCGGATATTAGATTGATTGATGTTAAAATAATTGTGTATGTATTCTCATCTAGTATATCACTGATTGCAAAACTTTGATTCAATAATGTGGCACTTATACCTAAATGTGAAATCATACCAGAATAAGTTACATTATCGCCAACATGTAATTTATGTTCTTGGTGTTCTATTGTTAATGTATATTTATTTGTGGAACCTTCAGTATCATAATGAACATTTATAATAGGGTTTGGTATAAATGCTTCTTTAAAACTTGTTATAGTTGTTATATTTGTATGTCTATTTAATTTTACATTAATCATATTTTTATTTGTATATGCACCATGGGTAATTCTTGGAACTTTTAAAACTTCTGATTGGATTATATTTGCCAAAGATTCACAATCATAATGACCAGATGGTATTTGTATAGAATATATTGTGTCACCATCATCATAATTTTTCCAGTACATTTTTGTATTTGTAAATGTTTCTGTTGTTCTAAATGATTGCATAGTATTCAACATAGTTATACCAACCAATCTCATTGAGACCACATTATTATACATTTTATTTAACATAATTGTATATGAATTTGGATCTGGATAACCAGTATTTACTTCCAGAATTTTTGCAACATAAATATTATTAGTTCCAAAATCATCCTTATAATATCCCCTTTTGGGAATTTTTATACTAAATAAATCTTTCTTCACAGTATTAATTGTATGATAGCCATTCATATAATTATCATTTAATGGATATTCTGCATTCAATATATTTAATGGTATGCCACCTATATGATTGAATGTCATGGTGATATTATAACTGCCAATATCTGTATCACCTACATAGGGTTCTGATAGCATTATGTAAAAATAAGACAAATCATTAATTTCATCAGTTGTTTGTTGTAATATAATTTGATGTTGTGTATTTAATTCATTTATTGCAATATTGCCAATGTATTGAGAATCATTTTGAAAACCAGATAAAGTTACTAATACATCAGATAAATCATAATCATTAGGTATTTGTGTATCAAAACTCATATTTGGAGATGTATTAATTTTAACATATTTGCTTAATTCTGTAAATTCCACACCACGAGTAATTACACCATTATCTAGATATTCTGTTCTCAAAGATATTGATGGTGTTGTTATACCAGTGACTGTAATTCTATCACCTTGTGAATATTCATGATTTGGAGATTTAAACCATAAAAGATTAACATTATTCTGATCATAGAATAATGGTTTATTTTCCAATATGACACTATCTTGTGTTGTCAGTGAAGATTGTTTAGTTCTTGCACTACTATCAATATTCATAAAGTTTGTTGTATATCTTGTTTTATTGTGTGCCTTAGAAAGTCCTTGTTGTTCTAGATGATCAGTATAGATATTGTATTCATTATTTGGATCTGATTTTCTATTATTTTTAATTATTGGTATTGATTTACCAGCAGGTGTTGTATTATGAATTGATTTAGATTGCATTATAATATGACTACATAATAATGCAACAAATTGAGCCACATTGATATTATAAAAAAAATTGATTTATGAAAAGTTTGGTTCAAAATATATAGATTTTATATGAATACACATATATTATGCCACCAAAATCATCTAAGAATACTGATGTTGCAGAGGTATCAATTGAAGATATTTATAAAAAGAAGAATCCAAGACAACATATTTTAGAATTGCCAGACACATATATTGGTAGTGTTGAAGCGGATAGTAAAGAAATGTGGATTTTTGATTCCAATACTAATAAGATTGTTGAGAAAAAGATTACTTTTGTTCCGGGCTTTTATAAGACATATGATGAATTATTGGTTAATGCTAGAGATCATACAGTAAGAGATAAAACATGCACCATGATTAAGATAACAATTGATCAAGCAAAAGGGTCTATTGTTGTATGGAACAATGGAAAAGGCATTCCGGTAGTAAAACATAAAGAACATGGTGTATATATTCCAGAGATGATTTTTGGACATTTGCTAACATCATCCAATTATGATAAATCTGGAAAGACTGTTGGAGGTAAGAATGGATATGGTGCAAAATTGGCCAATATTTTTGCGAAAAAATTTGTCGTTGAAACAGTTGATAATGAGAATTGCAAGAAATATGTTCAGATATTTAAAAATAATATGGCAGATATTGGGGAACCAGTTATTGAATCAGTTGATAATAAAAGTATGCCATATACACAGATTACATATTATCCAGATTATAAGAGATTTGGATTAGATGGATTGACAGATGATATGAAATGTTTGTTTGTTAAGAGAGTCTATGATTTGGCGGCATGTTCCCATAGAAATGGAGTTGATGCAAAACACAATGTTAAAGTGTATATTAATGACAAACAGATTGTTATTGATAGTTTTGACAAGTTTATCCAGATGCATTATGAAAATCCCGCAAATGTGATTTATGATGATTTGAATGAAAGATGGAAAGTTGGAGTTGTGTTTGATCCAAATGCGGGTAAAAAACAGGTATCATTCGTTAATGGCATATGGACTTATTGCGGGGGAACACATGTTAATTATATATTGGATCAGATTGCCGATAATGTTGTTGAATATGTTAAAAGCAAACATAAGATAACACCAAAAGTAGCAAATATTAAAGAACAATTAACGATATTTGTTGATTCAGTTATTGATGATCCAAGTTTTACATCTCAAACAAAGGATACATTAACGACAAAGGTATCTAAATTTGGAACAACATATAAGATTGATGAACTATTTATGAAGAAACTTGTTAAGAGTGGATTAGTTGAGGAGGTCATTAGATTTGCACAATACAAGGAAATGTCACAATTAAAAACAACTGATGGTAAAAAAGCTAAATCATTGATGGGTATTGATGATTTGGATGATGCATTTTGGGCAGGTAAACCTAAATCTAAATATACCAGATTGATTATAACAGAAGGATTATCAGCACAAGCATTTGCTACATCCGGAATTGAAATTATTGGTCGAGAAAAGTATGGTTCATGGCCTATTCGAGGTAAATTTTTAAATGTTAGAAATGCATCAGCCAAACAAATTAGCAAAAATAAAGAATTTGCTATATTCAAACAAATTATGGGTTTGAAACAGGGATTTGAGTATAAGAATGTTAGTAAATTGAGATATGGAGGTATTATTATTTTGACTGATCAGGATTTAGATGGCTCACATATTAAGGGATTGATTATAAACATGTTACAAGTATTTTGGCCAAGTTTGCTAAAAATCAAGGGTTTTATTCAAACCATGTCGACCCCTATTATCAATGTATGGAAGAAAACAGATAAAACCATGAAAAATGTTACAAGTTTTTATACTATTCCAGATTATGAGAAATGGGTGACAGAAACATTGCATGGTGATACATCAAAATGGGAGGTTAAATATTTCAAGGGTTTAGGCACATCCGATGCTAACCAAGCAAAAAAGATTTTTAATGATTTTGAGAAGAGGATTATATCATATCTATGGGAAACCACTGGAGAAGAACCAACTAGTGCTATTGAAGATGATGATGAAGAGGATTGTGAAGAAGAAGATGAAGAAGAAGATGAGAAGAAGAGTAAAAAGAAATCCAAAGATGAAGATAAAGATAAACCAGAAAAGGTTGATATATCAATTTATCAGAGTAAGTCATATGATAAACTCACATTGGCTTTTGATGAGACAAGAGTTGAGGACAGAAAGACATGGTTGGGTGGTTATGATCCACATAATGTATTAGAATTCAAACAACAAACAGTTACATATTCCGAATTTGTTGATAAAGATTTAATCCATTTTTCAAATTATGATAATATTAGATCTATTCCATCTATGATAGATGGTTTGAAGCCATCACAAAGGAAGATTATTTATGGGGCATACAAGAAAAAAATCGCCAAAGAAATCAAAGTATCACAATTAGCTAATTATGTTTCAGAACACACTGCATATAAGCATGGTGAAACATCTTTACAGGAAGCAATTATAAAGATTGCACAAAATTATTGTGGTTCGAATAATATTAATTTGTTGTATCCATCAGGTAATTTTGGATATAGAAAGAAGGGAGGTAAAGACCACGCCGCCGCAAGGTATATTTTTACAAGATTGGAAACAATTACATCCAAGATATTTAGAAAGGAAGATGAACCTATTTTAACATATATTGTTGATGAGGGAGAACAAGTTGAGCCACAATATTATTTGCCGATTATTCCAATGATTTTGATTAATGGAACTAATGGTATTGGCTATGGTTATGCATCAACAGTATTGCCACATGATCCACTTGAAATAGCAGATAATGTATTGAGATTGTTGTTTGATAAGAATATGACAGATATTAAACCACAATATTATGGATTCAATGGAACGATTACAAAGATTAAAAATAAGAAAAACAATGATGCATATATTATGACAGGAGTATATGATATTATTGATGAACAAACAATAAGAATTACTGAGATACCAGTTGAGGGTGATTATTCATGGAGTGATAAATACAAGTTATTTTTAGAGAGTCTTGTTATTGTTGATAAGGCCAAGGATACTGATAAGATTATTGCATCTGTGGAAACACATTGCGGTAACAATACAATTCGTTTTGATGTAACTTTTAAGGGCAATGAATTACAAAAACTTGTTAAGAAGGGTAATGGAGAAATTGAAAAGTTTTTCAAATTAACAGTGACATTGACCGAAACAAATATGTGGTTGTATGATTCAAAAGGCAAAATCACATATTATGATAATACAGATGATATTCTTGAAGATTTTTGTGCATTCAGATTGACAATGTATGAAGTGAGAAAGGCATATATGATTCGATTGTTAGAAAATGAATTAAATATTCTAGCATTCAAAATTAAGTTCATTGATGATGTTATCAAGGGAACAATTATTATTAATAAACAAAAGAAAGCCACAATTTTGGAGAGATTGAAGAAATTAAAATATCCAGAATTATCTAGATGCATTAGAGCTACTGAAAATGAAGTTAAAAAGAAAGTCAAAAATGATGATGATTCTGATGGGGATGATGGGGGTGATGAGGATGATAATAATGATGATACAGACAGTGATACTGAAATTGATAAGAAGAATGAGAAGAAGGAAGAAATGAAATATATTAAATCATATACATATTTGACAGAGATGAGTTTATTTTCATTCACAGAGGAAAAGATTGCAAAACTGAATGAAGAATACAAAAATAAGAAGAAAGAATATGATAATTATTGTAATTTGTCAGTTAAGGAGATTTGGAAAAAAGAAATTGAGGAATTCATTGAGGCATACAATATTTGGAATGTCGATAGAATTAAACATGAGAATGAAAACAAGATTGGTAAATCAAAGTCCAAGGGAACCAAATTGATTAAATCCAAAAAGTAAGAGTATGGAATATTTATTTATATTATCAAATTAAAAATTGAATTATAAGCATTATGATATATATATATATATATTACATATAGTAAGTAGTATGAATACAACAACGGATGATGATTACGATGCACTACTGTTGAATGCAATAGAGACAAATGAGAAATTTGAATTTACAGTATTGTCCAATATGTTTAATCAGAACAAACATAATAGGGTATTTGTTGATAAATTGATGACATATTTTACAATGTATGTTAAAGGAGAATTTAATAGTGATCACACAATATATTTTTTAATTAAGATATGTTTTATGGATACTATTGAGAATGAATTACATTGTGCATGGCTTGAATATTTAGATACCACACAAACAAAAGAAGAACAATGTAATATATTAATCAAGATATTAACAACATCCAAATATGTTATTCATAAGGGATGCACAATGAGATATGTTTTGACTGATCATATATGGATGCAGAAATATTATAGAAACTTGATAAAGTATTTACCAAAATATGCCACAGGAACTGAATATGTTACATATGGATTATTTAGTTCAATGTTTGATAAAAATGAATGGTATGATATATCGGAAGTAATGGTTGATGTTTATATTGAACTTATTAAAGATGAATCAATACATGGTGAATTAATACAATATATGCATAATATATTAAAAACAAGTATGCCATATGGTCTCGATAACATTGCAATGATTGACACAAAACAATGTGCATCAGCATATTATATAGCATTTATTTTGCAGATATTATTTAGACTTGTGAAACATTATACGATTGAACATATTACGGAAAATATTATGAATGATAAAAATATATATGAAGTGAAGGATTATGATATTCAAAATTTACCAATTTTTCATAAATTGTATGTGACGACAATGTGGTGCATTAATTTGTCCGTTACATATATATTAAAAATGAATTATGTTATGTGTAATAATAATGCAGTATCACAATCATTAACACCACATATAATAGTTACAAATATTACCAGATCGAAGACAACATTATTGAATGTTGAATATGCACAAGAAATGTATGTTAGATATTTTGATATAAGTGAGAGATTTAATATGGATTATATGTTAAATGATATATTGACCTTTGTTGATTTTGCAATGATGAAAATAAAGAGTGATCATGTTGAACCTATTAGAATTGATGTGAGAAAAGAATTGCACAAATATATATCGAGTATTGTTGGCGGATGTGATAAATATTGTTCCGATCCAAATAATGCAATGAATAAACATATTAGATATTATGCAGTTGGAATAATATTATCACATGTATTGGATTTAGGATTTGATGCATATGGTAATTTGCTTGAGAATATATTTAGATATTTGAATGAAGTTGATTTTTTTAAATGGACGACATTGACAAAAGCAATTATTCACCATAAGGAAATTCAATTGATGTTGATTATGTTATTGGATGTATATGGAGAAGACAATGGACAAAATGAGGATAATATTGCGGGAACATTATTTAATTTGATTAATAGTTCTCTAGACATGTATTTACATATTGATACTGTGATACAAACCATGGGTTCATCATTGATGGGGATTTTATCATGCAAATCAATATGTAGTGATTTGATGGGACTTATTGTATATACATTGATAATTGCCAAGACTGTGTATAAAAAGAGATTATTGATTAATGAACAACCAGAATTGGAGAATAAATTAGCAATATTGATATGTAAGAATGTATCTTATGATTTTAAGAATATTAATGGTGATGTTATGACGGCAATATTGTCTATATCATATGATGTATTAGCATATCGTTTGACACCAAGTATAATGCCACATTTGGTTAATTATATTGATAAACTGGTAGAAACACTTAATAAAATTAAATATGATGGTGATAATAAGAATAATATTATAAAGTATTTAACAACATATGAATTTGAGGAAGAGATACCATATCCCGATGAATTCATTGATCCGATTACATGTTGTGAAATCAAAAATCCAGTTATATTGCCAAAAACAAATAATATCCATGATAAAACAACTATAATGATGCAATTACATCATGACAAAAAACATCCATATACAAAGGAGTTATTGACAGAAACAATATTGATGGAATACAATAATAAACCTGAAAATAGATTAATATTGGATGATTTTATGAATAAAAAAAATATATGGAAAGAGAATTATATGGCTTCTAAGAATGAGTGATTTAGATAGATTGTTATGTTGATTTATATAGATTGTTATGCTGATTTATACATAACATCATATTTTTCATATCTTCTTAAATGAAAATCCAACATAAAACCATGTCTGGCATACCAATCATGGATTTTTTTATCAGTAGTATTACAAATCAACATAATACCATCAACATTAGATGATTTTGCATATTTCATTATGTAGTTTAGTAATATATTTCCATAACCATTATGTCTGTGTTGAGGGCTTGTAAAAATATAATTTATGAACAATACTTTACGGCCATCAGTCAAAGACATTTTTGAACATACAACATAACCATATATGCTTGTTTTTTTCATCAAAAGATATATTTGAGTATCTTTTGAATCAAGTAGTTCTTTTATTTTTTCATATGAGTGCATTAATTTTGGTTGTTCTACCAGATGTTCAAAATGTTTGTATATCATATAATCGAATTTATCAGTTTGTCTGTTGTTAAGAATATTATTATTTAATTTTGTTATATGCATGAGTGATAATATATTATTATTATATATTTTTTAGTATTAATTTTAGGTCTTTGATAATATTATCCTTAGGGGTTTCTAGAATCATTGGTATATGTAAATTGTTGAATATTTTTGCAATTTTTGTTAGTCCAGATTCACCAATAAAACCATCACCAATATTTGCATGTCTATCAAGATTTGAATTAATATCATTTTTGCTATCATTTAGATGGACCAATTTTATATGTTTTAGACCAATTAGTTCATTAAAATTATCTAGATATGTATTGATTGCGTTTTCGGATCTTATATCGTAACCCGCCACAAAGATATGGCAAGTATCAACACATAAGCCAAATCTTTGTGAGATTGATGTATTTTTATGTTTGGATAGTTTTCTGTAGAAGTGTGTTAATTCATCAAGTTTGTAGCATAATTCTGTGCCTTGTCCCGTTGAAGTTTCCAATAGAATTAATACATCATATTGTTTAGTCGAATTATGAACATGTAATAATGATGTGTACATATTATTTAGACTTTCACTGAGAGATAATTTTAATTGTTTTCCTAGATGGACGACAACGGCGAATGCTCCTAATAGACTTGCTATTTTAATTTCCATAATGAATTGTTCAATCCACAAACTGTATTTATTCCAATTTTTTGAACAATTAATTGTATATGATATATGAACAACACATTTCATATTATTTTGTTTTATGAATTTGGCAAAATTTTTATAATATTCATAATTTTCTGATAGTGACATTGGTTCAACAAATAACTGTATAATATTACCACCATTTTGTTTTATAATGTTGGCACCATCCAATAGTTTATCTGGATCACTTGCAATATGCGCCCCTAACATATATATGTTATTGTCAAAAAATTGATAATATAAACAATAATAAAGATAGTAATATATTAACTAATATATCATGTTTCTTATAGACAAATATAGACCAACTAAAATAAAAGATGCATATTTTCATAAGGATTTATTACATACACTTGAGATAATTAGCAAAAATAACAACATGCCACATATTATATTTTATGGTCCAATAGGTTCTGGTAAAAGAACAATTATAAATATGTTTTTGGAAATGATATATGATGAGGGAGTGCATGATACAAAGGATACATTATATCAGATAGTTAGTAGTGGAAATAAAAAGACAGATGTTAAGGTTAAACAAAGTAATTATCATATCGTTATTGAACCACAGAATAACAATTTTGACAAATATTTAATTCAGAATATTGTTAAAGAATATGCAAAAAGACAATCATTTGGAATTTTTAAAACAAACAAACCACATAGAGTTGTATTAATTAACAATATTGATAATATGTCATATTATGCACAAACATCATTGAGAAGAACAATGGAAATTTACAGTGATAAATGTAGATTTATTATGTGGTGCAAATCATTATCAAGAGTTATAGCTCCCTTGAGAAATTCAAGATGTATTGCAATGAGAATCCCCGCACCATCAAATGATGAATTATTTAAATATGCATTTCAAATTGCATACAAAGAAAAAATTAACTTGACATTGAAACAATATAATGAAATTATTGCATTATCAAGTGGCAATATTAAAAAAACATTATGGTATTTGCAATTTGCAAAATATGGATACAATACAGAAACAAATTATATTCAAACAATTAAAAAACTAATTGATTTGATTATGCAAGCTAAATTGGAAAATGTCCAAATTATAAGAAACATGTTGTATAGTGTTATGATAACAAACTATGATGAAACAACTATTTTAAGGGATGTTATTGAAGAACTATGTTTGCACCCCGATTTGTCCGAAAAAATTAAATATGAAATTGTAAAATGTGGCGGTAAAGTTGATTATCATATGGTTAAAGGTAGAAGACAAATGCTACAATTTGATGCATTTATCATATCCACAATAAAAATTATTAATGATGAAAAAATTAATACTGTTAAAAATATTAATTAGTTATTTATTTTATTTGATTAGTGAATTATCATTGATTAATCATATTATTATTATTTTAGAACTAGTTATGAATTTATTGAATGATTAATCAATGAATAATTATCAATAATGTTTCTAAATTTTTATTTTATTTTAGATTTGCGAGAGCCTACACTTGCAGACAACTCGCCGGGACTGTATAAAAAATAAAATTGAAATTGTATCATATTATTAATTATTTTATATTCCAATGAGAAATATATGGACAAACTTCTAATTTTCAAGAGCCCAAATTTAAAAAATGGTACAGATATCCATACACATCTCAGTCAGTATCAACAGGCCGATGGTAAACCATGTTGGGATATCGATTCTCATATTATAGAATGTAGCTACATGCGTACTAATCCATGGAACGTCATGGTTCAAAAACAACTGGTACCTAAAACTTGCAAATATGCATGCATTTTTGTATTGAACGCGGACGATATTCAAAGCGAGTCCACCGGAATTGCAATTGGAAGAATTATCAATGAATTTCAATTAAAAATCACACAATACGTCATAGTAATACTTGAGAACAATTCAATAATCGACAGGACTAGGAGTATAGTATATCCAAAGCTGGTTTCTCCCCCGGGTACGGACCTGGAGGAGAATGTTCTAGTTCTGTCGAATGATGGGGCTTTTAGTGGCCAAGTGTTTGCAGAGTGTCTATTGTGGGAAATGTTATCTTCTGGACGCGTGAAAGCTGAGTTTCTTATTCGTCCACCAAAACCGCCGTCGTACGACTTCATGATCTCTGATGGAACTTTCAAATGTCCAGAATGTCAATTTGTTGATACTTCTAGGTTCGACACCTTATTACATTTTTTTACAAAGCATCCCCCACTATGTTCGTTTGGAGATACGGTCTTGCGTAGAAGTGTTCCGGCCTCAAATCTAACATCGGTCAAGACCTGGCTTCGTCTCCGTCGGTTAACCGATAGATCGTTTTTCGATCCGGGTCCGGTATCGTTATCTCGGATGTTGTATGAATCGGGCATGTCTGTGGGGAGTGGCATACCTACGGAGGCATTTCGTAATATCGCAGCGTTTGGTGGCCCCGAAAGGTGCCCACTTTGTGAAAATTTCAAACCAGGATTCTTTTCGTCTTTTCGCGAAAAAAATGGTTTGGTAAATCATATAGAAGAGGCACATTCCCAAGAACTTGCAGATGCGGTAACGTCCATGATCATTAAGTATAACAATAATGAAATTTACTCTCTCATGAGATCTGCATATGCAACATTTGTAGGGACGTTAGTCTTGCCGGAAATGCAAACCATACTGAATCAGACCGACATGTCATACGAACCAGAAAAGAATATATTCTTGACTCGTGGAGAACTTATAGAACACGTTGCTAGTTTTCACGGATCTGTAGCCGCCATACGTTCTGGCAACGTCTTGGCAATTGTCTTTGCTCTTGCTGGCATACTGTTTTACGATCAAGAATTGTTTCCCATCGATCGGTTTCGCTAGTGTAGAGCATTAAAAATCTGTGATTTTTTAGTCAGTACTCGTAAGAATCATCGACCGACGAAACATCGTCAGTATCATCTTAATTTAATTTAATTTATTATATTATTTCATTTATTGTTTATTGTATTATTTCATTTATGCCATATTTGTAGTTGCATTGATATTAAATTTTCGTATTTCTGATATGAAATAGTCAATGTATTCATCAACATTTTTAAATGTATTACCAATAGGTAATATGTCAAATGGTAAAAATTGTTCTATTTGTTATTGCACTTATAAAAATAATAAATTTACAATGGTTTCACCACAAAATACAGAACATTTATCAATTAATTTAGATTAAAAATACATTCAATCATCAATATTTAAACCAACATAAGATTTAATAGTATCAATTGTAAAGTTCTCTGTATCAAGCATCATAGCACGCATCCAAGACACATAATGGACCATTTCTCTATCGTATTTTTTGAGTCTTGTTGGTGTATTATCAATTGATTTTCTGCCAAAGATAATTACTTTTGTTAGATTCTGATTGAATGTTACAAATAAAGTATCTTGTGAGAATCTCATTTTTCTTGCATAAACAAACGGATATAAAAATGGATATTTATCGGATGTCCATTTTGCACATACTTGGACTTCAATATATTTGTAAGGTATAGGTGGTGAATGAAACATTAAATCTTCACCATAAATATCTTCATTATCTTTAACATTATCTGGAAATCTATTTTTTATTATATTTCTTGCACATAAATCATATTTATCATATAGTTTTTTATTAAATTTCTTTATATTTCCCGCTATGCCACATACTTTTCTCATATTGTAAATATAATATATATAATATATATGACCGAAATAAAAACAAATAATTTGAATAACATAAATAAATTTATCAGAAGATATAATTATGAATATTTCTATGATCACACAACATATTTGATAAATACATATCTAAATGAATACAAATATAAGGAACAACCATTATCCACTCTTGGTTCAACACCAACAACATATACAGAACATAATTTTATAATTGTTATGTCATTGCCACAAAATAAATAAATAATTGTTTATATTTGCCAGACAACCAACAAGCAATTATGATGTGAATGTGCTTTATCATTAATTAAAATAACATTAATCTTTTCATAATCATCATCATCCTCATCATCTGGCAATTCATATTTACTCACATTGAGATAACAATCAATAATATCATAATAATCATCATGTTCTTCACTCATTGAAAATTTAATATTATTAGATTTTTGTAATTCTGCATATAATTTAAATATATTGTTATGTTCATTGTTATCACATATTTCACAATCAACACAAGACATAAAATGTTTTTTAAATTCTTCAATCATTTGTTTATTATTCGATGATATAATGAATTTTTTACAAGGAACTACAATAATTGGTATAACGCCATTAGAATTATCTTTTTTAACATCACTATTACTGACGGATGATTGATTGGTTGATTTGGAAGATTTAGAAGTTTCAGAAGAATGAGATATATTAGTTGATTTAGATTGAACAGATGATTGAGATTGAATTGAAGATTTAGTATGAACAGAAGATATTGATGATTCAGATGATTCACTACTATTACTGTCACTATCACTGCTAACACTACTGGCATCATCATTATCGCCAATATCATCAATATCATCAATATCATCAATATATCTATCACAATATTTATCCAACAATGCTGTTACAATGATTGAACCAATTATTTTTTTAATTTGAACAAAATTGGCTGAACCAATAACATGAGTTGTTTTGAAATTTAATTCAGATTTGAATGAAGAACAATCTTTTAATTTATTACCAATATCCGCAAACTTTATGGGGCTTGCAAATAAAATTAAATTAGTTAAATTCACAACATATTTATTTAAATTGTTATCTTTGAATATTTTAAGTGTTTGATTGAAATATATGTCACATTTTGCTACAACAATACCAACAAAACCAGTTTCACAACATGCACCCCTTCTTTTATCTTTTTGATATATTACAATAACATCATTTTTTGCTATTGCTACTCTCAAATATGATGACATGCAATATTTCTTTTTTTCCAATTCATCATGCAAATGATCCCAACATTGTTTGGATACATTATACAACCACACATTTGTATGTTTGCTTTGAAGTGATGATTTGATTTCATCAGATATATCATTAATTGATAGGGATGACATGATTGTGATATAATATATTTGTTATATTATGCATATCATGTTAATAAATCAATTTTTTGTTACATAATAATCATTCAACATGTTCCAACCATTCATCAATTGTTTTATCATCAATATCTCTACTTTGTAACTCTCTTCTTATGGCCAACTTAAGGTCATCTATATTATCACCTGTAAAAGCATTCTGCATAGAACTAATTATAGCACCAATTTGTTCATTGTCACTAATAGTAATTTTAACATCATCATAATATCCATTCAATACATTCACTAATCTATTCATTCTACCAGTGAAACATTTACATTCAGTTGATTGGATTTCTTCATCAAG